GTCCCTCCCACCGCCCCCTCGCGCACCCGGCCCGGCTCCGGGGGCAAGCGGCCTCACCCTCGCCAGGGGGCCCGGACGCACCGCGCCCCGCCCGCGCGCGGCGCTCCGGGGGCTGCCGGCCCGGCCGCGCTCGCCGCGGGCCCCCGGGCGGGCGTGGACCGGGCTCGGATACGTTCCGGGGGTGCCGTGGGGCGAGATAGGCGGTCCCGACGAGCGCGGCCGTCCGCGCGCGAAGGGTATTTTCTGTAGAGCTCTCGGCTGGTCGCCGGAGGGGTATCTTCTGCGAGCTCGGTCGGCTCGCGGCCCGCCCTCGAGCCCGCCTCCGGGAGGTCGTGGGGGACCTCGTCGATTTTTTTTTGTCGCTCGCTCCCGCGCGGCGACCCCTCCAAACCACCCCAGCCAGCTCGGGGCGCGGCCCGGTCGCGGCGGTGCGAGGGCCGTAGAGTATACCCCCAGGTTCTTGTTGACGATGTCACCAGCGAGCGGTACGCTCCGGGTCATGACCACAGACGCAGACCCGACCCGCCGGCGGCTCGCTGAGATCCGCCGGGCCCGCCGCGAGGTCGACCACCCGGCCAGCAGCGTCGCCCTGGACGACCTCGAGTTCCTCCTCAGCCTCGCGATGGACGACTACGACATGTCCGCGGACGGCGTCGCGGCGAACGTCCGCCTGCTGGTCGAGGGCGAGCCGGCCGACCACGGACACCTCCTCCCGGGACCGTCGGCGGCGCTGCGCGCGGGGCGGACCCGCCCCGCCCCGGTCGGCCCGGCCGCGCTGGTCGACGCCTACGAGTGCGCGGCGTGCCGGCTGCGCGCGGAGTCGGGGCGGGAGCCCGGGGAGACGGGCGACGAGGCGCGCGCCGCGCAGCCCGACTGCCTGGACTGCGGGACCCCGATGGTCTGGGTCGGGTGCGCGGTCCGGCGGGTCGACCCGGACAAGGTCGCCGTCGCGCCGGTCCCGGCGGCTCCGGGTGGGACCGGCCGGTGAGGCGCCCCGCGCGCGCGACCCGCGGCCGGAGGGGCCGGCGCCGGTCCGGTTAACTGTTGACGACGTCACCAGCAAGGGGTACGCTCCGGGTCATGACGAACAACATCTACCCGAACCAGGTCAACGGGCCGCTGCCGGTGCGCGCCCAGTACGGAGGTTGGTCGACGTCCGTCGGGCTGCACGACCAGCGGACGTCGATGACCGAAGCCGAAGCGTTCAAGCTGCTCGGCGAGGCCATCGAGCACCACGAGATGATGGGCAAAGCGATCGAGACGCTGCGCGGGGCGCTCGGAGTGAAGCGGTGACTATGAGCAAGAGCGAGCGAGACAGGATCACGGACGAGCGGCTGGCGGAGCTGGTCGCCGCCGGGGCCGCGGCGGCCGACGGCAACGTGTTCACCGTCGCCGACGTGACCACGCGGGACCTCGGCGAGATGGCCGGCGAGGTCCTCGCGGCCCGCAGGTGGAGGCCGCCGGCGCGCCCCGACCACCAGACCCCGGAGCACGCCGGGCACGACGGCGGCTGGCGCAGCGGGCCGCTGCGCGCGACCGTCCAGATCAGCAGCCGCAGCCTCCGCGTCCGCCTGGGCGGGGACCCCGCCGAGAGCCAGTCGGGGACCGCCGGCCACTTCACGCTGTGCATGTACTGGCGAGCCAGGGGCGGCCCGGACGGCGACCAGGTCCTGTGGGTGGACTTCGAGCTGTTCGAGGTCGTCCGGCCCGGGACCTACCGCAGCCGCGACCGGAGCCGCGGCGAGACGACCCGGCTGGGCGAGGCGGAGCTCGCCGCGAGCGGGTTCGTGAAGTGGGACGGCTGCACGCAGTTCGAGCTCGGCCCGGTCCACGTCGACGGCGCCGCCGAGCTCGACCGGCTGCTCTGGGCGGTCGCGGAGGCCCGGAGGCGCTGCGCGCTCGCCATGCCGGGCACGGACGCCGCGGCGGAGTACGAGTAGGTGGCGTGGGACGGCGCTCACCGCGGCAAGACCCACTACGCGGTGAAGGCGGCCGGCGCGCACGTCGCGGTAGCCGCATGCGGGCGGCGCCTGGTGAGCAAGAAGACCGACAAGCGCGACGGCGTCAACTGCTTCGCGTGCCTGAAGAAGATAGGAGTCCTGAAATGACGAAGACGAAGGAAGCTGCGACCGAGTTCCTGCGCAGCGTCGCCGACGACGTGCAGCACCAGAGGTACGGCGGGCTGTCGCTGTTCGATCGGGCTCGCTGCGAGCTCGACCCGAGCCAGCGCGGCGCCGCCTGGAGCCTGGTGGTCCGGGCGACGAAGGCGGCGAGGACGTCGACCGGGATGGCGGAGTTCGAGGTCCTGCTCGAGGCTGCGCAGCTGATCGAGGACGGGGAGGTTGCGCCGTGAGCGACGAGCTCGCCGCCGCGGTGGCGCAGAAGGACGCAGCCTACAGGGAGCGGGACTGCTGCGTGGCGGCGATCGCGGCGATGGCCCAGCAGCTCGGGTGGCCGTGCGGGCTCGGCCGCCACGAGGAGGGCGACCCCGGGTGGGACCCCGAGTGGATGAACGTCGTCTTCGTCGAGTTCCCGACGGGCCAGTGCTCATGGCACGTCCACGACAGCGAGCTCGGCTGGTTCTCGTTCCTGCCCCGGTACGAGCGCCCGTGGGACGGCCACACCTCGGCGACGAAGTACGCGCGCATCGGAGCGTGGGCGCAGGGAGAGCGCAAGCCGGTCGAGCAACCCGAGGCCGAGCGCGTCCTCGTCGAGCTGAGGACGGACCTCGGCGGAGACCTGCGCGCGGTGCGCGCGACGATGAGCCGCGTGCCGTGCGCGGGCGAGGTGGTCCGGATCCTCTGGATGGTCAACGGCTGCTGCGAGGCGTTCCGGTTCCTGGTCCGCGGCGTCGATCACGTCGCGGACACCGACGCGTACCCGAGGCGCCACGGCGCGCTCGACGCGTGGGTGGAGTGCGAGTCGCTCACCAGCGGCCCCTATTAGCGTTGACACCGTCACCAGAGCGGCGTACGCTCCGCGGATGGTGATCGGCATCGGTGAGATCGAGTACGATCGCTGGCTCGCGGCGGACGAGGCGTCCCAGGTCGAGGCGCTGGCGGCGTCGTACTGCGTGCCGCGTCCGGACGGGAGCGGGTTCTACCTCGACTTCGGGTACGATAACTTCGAGGCGATGGAAGGAGCGAGGGTTTGCGCCGCGGGGCTGTCACCCGATCCGGCTCGGCTCCGAGGGCGGACGCGGTACATGGCAGGGTGGCTCGCGGGTCAGATCTACGATCACCACGCGGCGAGCCCGAGTGCTGGACCCGAACCCAAACGCGCTCGCGGGCCGCGCCGGCAGCCGGATAAGCGCGCCCGCTTCGTCGACCTGTGGGAGTCGTCCGAGTCGCTGGGCGGCGTCGCAGCGGCGCTCGGCCTCAAGACTGCCACGGTGCGGGCGTACGCGAGCCGATTCAGGGCCGCCGGGGTCCGCCTGAAGAAGTTCAAGACCGGGCCTCGGCGCGGGCAGCGTATGGACGATCTGGACGCCGAGGCGGTCGCGGAGCTCAACCGCAGGATCGCCAGGACGAGGAGGCGCCGCTAGCGGCGCTCATCTCGCGGCTCGACCAGGACGACGCCGGCGAGCTGTTCTTTCTCCTCACGCTCGCGCGCCTCCATCTCCATGGCGATCGCCTCGAACCGGGACTTCGGCTCTGGGACTGACGGCTCGACCTTGACGAAAGGTATGTACTGGTACGGGATCTCGATAGGGCTGCGTCGGCTGTAGACGACTTTCAGCTGACTCTGGACCATGCGAGGGAGGTCGAGGTAGCTGAGGTCGACGAGCGGGGCGTCGTAAGGGCGGACGATGATGCGCGGGTCGAGGTCGACCACCAGCAGCATCTCGATAACTCCAGTGCCGATCAATCTAGCGCTGACCGCCGCGTGCGTCACGACGACGTCGGGCGTACTCATTCCCCATCCTGACATCTGTGGATAGAACAGCGTCGGCTTGAAGAATTCGAGCGGTTGTGGTCCTCGCACGCGCCCGCGAAGTGGGGCGTCTCCCGGGTGTTCGGTGTGGAGCGTCAGGTAGAACATCGAGGACATCAGTTGTTGACCTTGCGGTGTGCCTCGACCGCGCCCACGGCGAAGCCCATGGCCTCTCCTCTGCACCACGCCTCCCACTCCTTGACCCGAGCGTCCCGGCGCGCGTGGAAGTCCTCGACGCGCCACTCCTCCGGGTACCCCGCGTGAGTGAGCATGTGCAGGCGCAGCGCGAACGCCGCGGAGTAGATCCCGCGCTCGATTTCGGATTCCAGCTTCATGCCGGTCACCGTAGCACGTGTCAGGTGACAACGTCACCACCAAACGCTTGACGCTCGCCTGGCCGCGGTGCGACGCTGGCGGCGTGAGGAAGAATCCGCCGCACGACATCCACCACTGGAGCCCGGTACCCATGCAAGCCGGAATCTACGCTTGCGCGGACCCCGAGTGCCGGATCCGCGGCCGGCGGTGCCGAGACGGCGTAGTCCGCGCCTACAAGGACCGGCGGCGGCACGATCCGGACCCGACGGTGATGGACGGCGCCAGCCTGGCCCGCATTGAGCGGGCGTCGCGTCGCGAGCGCGACGACGAGTAGCGGCGGGTGCCGGTCGTTGCCGCGGATCCGGTTTGACGGCGCTCGGTCGCCGCGGATACGTTCCGAAGTCATGGGCACGGTGACGTCGCTGAGCATCCGCCGCGATCGGATTCGGATGGAACGCGTCGCCGCCGAGCTGCGGAGCGGCGACCCGGTCTACGGAGACTGGTGGGCGCTGCTCTACCTGCTCGCGCACGTCCGAGACGCGGCTCGCCGAGTATCGGGAGACCCGGGCCGCGCGGCGACCTAGTTCGTGTGCGTGCAGGTCTTGCTCTGCGTGCAGCACATCCCGGTCGGTGCCGCCGTGCTGCACATGCCGCCACCGACCACGTCACCCATGTCGGTCGAGCTCAGGACCTTCACCGTCTCGCTGTTCAACTTGGTCTTCGAGTTACGCTTGTTCTTGTTCACTTGGTGCTCCGTTCGTTAGCCGTCTTGATTGCCGGCTTGGTGAAGCTACTCGAGCAGTGCATGGTCGTCACCGACAATCGATCGCCTGCGCGGTGAGCGCGTCCTACCTGCGCGGACTGCGATTGGGTGACATCGTCACCACGAATAGTTGACGACCGTCGGGTGGCGCAGGTACACTGCGCGCTGATGACGAACACCAGTTTGGCTAAGTTATTGATGTACACGTTGGGTCCTGGGATTATCATGGTGGTGAGCGTCGCCGTCGCTGCCATGGTCAGTTGCAAGGCGCGGGACGCGCGGCTGTGGATCGGCATGGACAGGTCAGCGGTCAGCTGCTCGTACGACGGGCCTCGGCGCGACCAGATGACGTGCGTCGGAGGCGGTGTTGTGTACAGGTGCGTGACCGAGGAGGGGTCCACGTGGCGCTGCGCGGCGCTCGTGCTCGGCGCGGGTCGGCCCGACGGGCCCTTAGAGAGTCCAGACGGGGTGGGTCCGAAGTGAGCGCCTCGACCGCCGCGGGCATCTCGTACGATGACCAGCTCACCAGGTGGGCCGCCGGGGAGTCGATCCATAGCGACAGCGGGTGCTGCCCGGACTTCAGCTGCTGCTGCCCCGAGCTGAGCGCGCCCATCGAGGTACGCCGCGCGTTCGTCGCCGGCAACGAAGAGAACCGGATGGGTCTGCTCGGGGTGTTCCTGCATGAAGCGATGGTGCGCGCGAACTCCGAGCGGGTTGATCGCGGCGACGACCCCGTGCGCATCATCGCGCTCGGGCCTCGCGAAGACGAGCCGTCGTGAAGCGCGACCACCGCGGGGCGAACAACCCGAACTCCGTGCTGACGCCGCTCCTGGTGAGCGAGGCGCGTCGGCTTCACGCGGCGGGGTTCGGGTACGGGTTCGTCGCGCGGTGGCTCGGGGTCACCAAGAGCTGCGTCCAGGCGCTGGTCACCGAGCGCACGTGGCGGCGGCGCGGCCGGAAGTGAGGCGGGTCGTCTTCTTCCTGAGCTGGGTTCCTTGTCATGCTAGACTGCCAGCATGACAACATTCCAAGAATGCGTGACCGGGGTGGCTCCCGCCCTGGACGTCCACGTGGTCGACCTGTCCGCGAAGGTCATCCCCCACATGTCAGCCGCGGCGGTGAACGCGCTGCGGTCTGGCCGGTCCCAGCCCGGTTGGGCGAACGACGTGGTTGTGGTTGCCAGGATGTGGGACCACGTGCCGAGCGACGCTGACATCCGGCAGCTCGGCACCGACATCTCCGCCATGGTGGACCACGTGGCAGTCGACGGCCTCCTGTCACCCCCGATGCTGATACCGCTGCCGCAGGAATGCGACCACCACCACCACCTGGCAGTCGTGTTCACGCGGGTGTCAGGAGCCGGGGCGGCAGGCGTCATGGCGACCCTGCGCGAGACGCTGCCGCTGTTCTGCGGGCTCCACGTTATGGACTCGGGCGAGCTGCCTCCGGTCCACCACGTCAGTTCGTCTTGACGCCGCCGCCGGCGGCGAAGAAGACCTTGATCCTCATGTCCGCGCCGAGCTCGACTCGGTCCAACACGAGGCCGTCCGGGAGGACGTACTTCCCGGCGCGGACGGCCTCGTCGAGCTCGCTGCGCAGCACGCCCTCGGCTTCCGCTACCAGGGTCGGGGTCATGGTCCGACCGACGAAGCTACCGAGGGCGCGGTGGCAGACGTCGTCCAGCGCGCGCTGACGGTCGTCCGCGTCGACCAGCGCGCGCTGTAAGAGATCGGGCGGACGCGGCGCGTCAGCCACCCTTCGCGATCTTGTTGAGGGCCTTCACGTCGACCGGCTGCGCGCTCCGCCGCGCGAACCGCTTCAGCTCGACGCCTTGCTTGCGGAGGCGGCTGGCGATCGCGGTCGCCGACACCGCCTTGATGTCGAGCGCCTCGGCAACCTCGGTCACCGAGTCGGACGATGTCCACGTCCGGGTGAACTCCTCGTAGTCGATCGCGGCCCGCCGCTTCTTGGTCTGACCGTCGGTGTCGCCGTCAACCAACGCATCGTCGTCGCCGCTGGAAACCTCGTTGTTGTCCCGGTCGACGGTTGCTACCTTCTTGCTCATCTTCTTCGATTTCGTCTTCTTCTTCATTCGGCCCTCTTGTTGCTGAAAGAATTCGTTTACATTAGTACCTGAATCGTGCCTACGAGTCCAGCGTGCAGAAAGATCAAAACGAGGTGAAGAACATGGCCCACGTCCCGCCCGTCCACAGTACCGACAACGGAACACCGTATCTGAAAGACCCAGGCGTAGCGCTCGTCGCGATGCCTCAGTTCTTCCCGATGGAAGTTACACAATTCGTCAATAGTTTCGACGACGTGTTCGACGCCGCCGACTATGAGAATGACTGGTACGAGAACTTGGCCGATCTCAACCTCAAGCTTGACGACGGCGCGGCGCTGTGCAAGTTCGCCGGTCAGACCTGCTACCTCAGCTTCGGCGAGAAGCGCACGCGCAACGACCCGGATAGCGCGAAGAGGTACTTCGACAACATCAAGTCGAGCGGTCACGGGAGCGTCTTGGAGCACGCATACTACTCGATGGTCGTGTGGGGGGTCGACCGCGCGTTCTCGCACGAGATGGTCCGCCACCGCGCCGGGTGGGCGTACTCGCAGCTCAGCCAGCGTTACGTCGACGGTAAGACGCTCCGATTCGTTGAACGCCCCGAGTACCAGGACGACGCCGCGCTGCACGCGTCGTTCGAGCGCTGGATCGACGTCGCGAAGGAGGAGTACGACGCCCGAGCACGGCTCCTGTCGCAGAAGATGACCGACCAGCTCAAGAAGATGCCGGCGACCGAGCGTCGCAAAGCCGTCAACCAGGCGGCGCGGAACTGTCTCCCGAACGAGACCGAGACCGCTGTCGTGCTCACCGGCAACGCCCGCGCGTGGAGACATTTCTTAGAGATGCGCGGCAGCATGCACGCAGATTTACCGATCGCGAAAGTCGCGATGCATGCGTACGAGATTTTGAAAACGGCGTCACCGATATTGTTCGACGACTATAAGCGCGAAAAGAACGATGACGGAACCAGAGAGTATCTGAGTACGCCGTACAAGAAGGTGTGACCTTGCCTTACTGTACGCGAGCATGCTAAGTCGAGCTTGAGAGGCGAAGATGTCGAAGCATGAGACGACGCGAAACGTATGCCCCAACTGTCAGGAGATGAGTGTCCGAGTCACTCGGTGTGAGAACTCGCCGTGCGAGTTCTCGGTCGCGTCGTGCGCGACGTGTGACCGCGAGCAAGCCGTCAGGCAGTTCGTAGCTGACCATCAGAAGGACTGCGCTCACGGACCGGCCGCGATCCCGGAGATCCGCTCAACGTTCGTCGCCCCGCGCAGGGCGGCCTGAACTAGGCTACCTGCGAGACTTGCGCGCTGCGATGACCTCGCGAGCGCGCTGCGATAGTGTGTCGACCGGGACCATGGTCTGCCGCATGCGCGTCTCCGCAGCGGGCGACGGCTCGGACGAAGCCACAGCCTGCAGGGCGCAGTCGAGCAGGTCCGGCGCGGCGCGCAGGGCGATGTCCTCGACCCGCTTGACGTAGTCCGGCTGAGAGAGCGCCGTCGCGACGTCGCCCAGCACACCGCTGTCCAGGATGCACTGGCCGGCGCGCAGCGTGACCTGACCGACGCGCGCGCAGGACGCCGCCGCGACGAGCAGGCCGATGACCGCCACGGTGGCCATCGCGCCGACCCGCGCGAACCCGGACTCAGAATTCCTCTCAGGAGCGGGAGCGACGCGCGCCACCATCTTGGCGTGGACCATCATGGCGGTGGTCTGCTCGATCCTCGCCTTCTCCTTCCCGTTGTCCGCCCACCCCTGGGCCCCGATGTAGACCAGGAGCGGGGCGATGACGGTGAGGATCGTCTCCGTGTTGACCGACCACCCGAAGTGGGCGGCGACCGATCCAGCGCAGGCGAGCAGCGCGACGATGAACTTCTTGCTCAGCAGCAGGTCTTTGACGACGTTAGGCATGCCGACGACGATGCGCTGATTGTGATCGGTCCGTCAAGTAGGTAACTTGTACCTGATGAGTGACGGAACACATAACAAGCGGGAAGTGGTCAGAGGTTACTTCGGCTACGCGTACAGGAGCAACAACGGCAACGTAGTGATAGACCGACATCGATCTGATCAAGAACACCTGCTGTCACCTCAGACGAACGACACACAACCGCTTTACAACTGCAGAACGTACTTGAACGACGTGCTGCCTAATGACTGGATGGACAAGTTCGGATTGTTCATCGTCAGCCACGTGATCAACTCGGAAGGTGATGTGACCGCCGTCCAGATCATGTTCACGCCGCACGAACCGTCCGTGGTAGTGCAGTCACCGTAGCAGGTACGGGACGGGGTCCACCGGAGCGTAGCGGTCGACCGGGGAGACCTCGAAGTGCAGGTGCCGGCCGTCGTTGTCGGCCGGGTTGTCGCCGACCAGGCCGAGGGGCGCGCCCGCGTCCACGCGGTCTCCCGTGCTCACGCGGAGATCGAGCAGGTGGAAGTACCCGCTCCTCCACCCGTTGCCATGGTCGACCCAGACGCGGTGCCCAGTCGGGCTGTCGCTGGCGAGCTGGACCCGCCCCGGCGCGGCGGCGATCGCGAGCACGCCGAACGGGACCACCCACTTCGGGAGACCCGCCGACGTCTTCCCGGCGGCGCCGTGGTCGCCCACGAAGTCGGGCAGGTCCCCCGGAGCCCACGGGTAGAACCAGTCGCACCCGTCGTGGTTCTGCCGGTCCGGGGGCCGGAACGAGCTCGTGATGACCGGCATGCGCCCGTCCGCCAGCACAGGTAGCGGGGGCCGCATGAACGGCGTCGGGTGCATGGCCTCCGCGATGGTCGCGACGGTCCGGGGGCCCGCCATCCCGTCCGGCTCGAGGGGCGGGGTCGTCGCGTGGTGGGTCTGCCAGAACCGCACGAGCTCGGTGACGTGGCCGATCGTGAGCTTCCCGCTGGTCAACTGAGCCGCGTTGTAGTCGTCTTCTCTCGTCATCTCATCTCCTGGGGTATTTTCTATGGTTGGGGGTATACTCTATGAGAGCCGGACTGCTCGTCGGCTTGCCTGCTGTCAAGCTACACGATCTCGTCGATTTCTAGAGCGCTGTTCTCCGTCGGTGAGCGTATGGTGTACCGTGTACACTATCGGATCCGATCGTTGACGAACCGCCTACGATCCGTGTACGAAGCGTAAGCGGGCCGGATCGAACCGCACCTGGTTGGTCGGTCGCGGCGGTGGCGTCGTCGAGGTCTCGGGTCTGTCGGGGCGGCCCGGTCCCGGCGGGCTCCCCTGGGGTCGACTCCGTTAACCCTGGTGGTCATGGTGTGGAGAGCTCCGCCCGGAGGTCGGCGACCGCTCGGTCCTCGGTCGGTCAGCGCCGTCGGGGCGACCTTCGCCTGCCCCGCCTGCGGGTGCCTCGCCCGCGAGGGTCGGGGCCACGTCCGGTTCGCCGTCGCCCGCCTGCCCGTCGGTTCCGGGTCGGTCGACGTGTTCTGGCGCCCGGCGTGCCCCTGGTCGGCGTGGTAGAGCTCGCGCAGGAGGCTGCGAAGGACATGAGCGATGCGAAGACGAGCGAGACGGCGGTGCTGGGCGCGGCGGACCCCGAGAAGGTCTTGACCGAGGCGGACGACCTGACCGAGGAGGAGGTCGCGGAGGAGCCGTTGCTGCAGCTGTTCCGGTACCGGCACCTGCCGCCCGGGTCGCTGCGGGAGACCTCGCGGATGTTCTGCCAGCTGGCGCGGCGGGTCGCGCGGCTGCCGCGGAACCCCGAGCGCGCGGCCAGCCTGCGCAAGCTGCGCGAGGCCAAGGACTGCGCGGTGACGTCCCTGCTGTGGGCGGCTCCGCCGGCGCGCGGCGGGGCTTGACACCTGCCAGCAGGGCGTGGTGGACTGCTGGCAGATGAGAGACGACGAGGACACGGTCAGGGACGAGGACGCGCTGGCGCTCTGCGGGGACGACGCGGCGGCCTGGGCCAGGGAGTTTGCGAGGGTCGCCGGCCGGCTGCCGGCGGGCGCGGTCGACGAGGACTTCGTCCGCGGCTGGTTCGCGAACGCGATCGAGCGCGCCTGCGACGCCCGGGCGCTCCGAGACGCCGCTCGGCAGGAGGCGGTCTCGGAGCGCGACCCCGGGCGGTGGGTCAAGTTCCCCGCCGGGTGGCTGGAGCAGCCGGGTAACAGCAGGCGGGTCGACCTCCTCGTGCTGGAGGCGCGCGGCGAGGTCCCGCTGCGGCGGTCAGCGGCGACTGCGTTCCCAGACCTCGCCGCCGCGGCGGAGGTCGCCGACCAGGCGGTCGCCGAGGCGCTCTGGCCTGGGGCGGGCTCGCCGGCGGGCGGCAGGTTCACCCGGCGCGGCGACGGCGCGGTCGTCGCCGCGGTCCAGTGGACGGACGACAACTGGCGCGAGGTCAAGTCCTGGATGGAGGCGCGCGGCCTCCGAGGAGCGCTCCAGCGGAGCGGCGACGACGGCCGCGAGGTGCGGTTCACCAGCAGGGACGGCAAGCTCAGCCTGGGGTGCATGCCCGGCGGCTGGTTCGTCGAGGGGTCCACGGTCGCCGCGCTGTCGCGCGAGCGGTTCGAGCAGCTGTACGAGCCGGCGCGGGGCGCGGCGGAGGCCGAGGCGACGAGCGTCGCGGACCTCCGCCGCGCCATCGGCGGCGTCCCGCCCGGCGGCGCGAGCGGCGGCGCTCCGGGGTGGCTGGTTCGGCTGCACCGGGCCGCCTGCGCGGTGGCCGGGGTCGAGGTCCGCGACTCGGTCGAGCCGACCGCGGCTCCAGCTGGGCAGCTGTTCGTCGAGAAGAAGCCGAGGCCAACCGTCAGCGCGGTGCGCTGGACGGGTGACAACAAGGACGAGGTCAAGTCGTGGCTGAGCGCTCGGGCAACCGAGGTTCGGATTGACCGGGACCGCAAGGGGTGCGGTCTGGTGATCTTCGCCGACGAGGACGGCTCCGTCATCCGGCACTCCGCGCCGGGGTGGCTCGTCGAGGACAAGCTCGGCCTCGTCCACTCGATGACCGACAAGAAGTTCAACCTCCTGTACGAGCCCGCGCCGGCGCCCGTCGACGTCGACGCGCCGCTGTCGGGGTTGAGAGCTAGCCTGCGCGACGATCTCCGCCGCGCCTCGGAGCTCGCCCAGTGGCGAGCGTGGGCGCGCGTCGTGCTCACCCGCACCCCAGCGTCGCCTCAGCCGGGCGTCTCGCTGGACGGCGTCTCGGACCGCGACCTGCGGTGGAAGATCGCGCAGGCCATCACGGCGTCGTGGGCGCCGAGCGCGCCGCCGAAGATGACGAGCGAGCAGTTCGACCAGGCGTACGAGAGCGCCGAGCGCGCCGCGGGGCCTGCGGTGACCGGCGCGTGGTGCGTGCACCGCTGCGCCGAGGCTCCGGCCGACCGCGCGTGCGGGATCGTCGAGGTTGTTGGAGATGAGCTCTGGATCGTCTCGGACACCAACCGCGACGAGTGCCAGCACGGCATGCGCCTCTCCGACGCGGAGCACATCGCCGCGCTCCACAACGCGAGCCTCACCCCGCGGCAGGCGAGGGTGCTCGACGCCAGCGACTTCGTGGTCGAGGCGTGCGCCAGGGTCGCTACCGACGTCTACGCCGCGGGGATCGGCGACGTCCGGACGCCGTCGTGGGACGCGGCGACCCACCCGGTCAGGGAGACCGCGCGCGCGTCGGTGCGGGCCGTGTTCGACGGGACCACCCCGGAGCAGTGGCACGCGAGGTGGAAGGCGGAGAAGGAGGCCGACGGGTGGACCTACGGTCCGGAGAGGGACGACGAGGGGAAACAGCACCCGAACCTCCGGCCGTACGGTGAGCTGCCGGAGGCGCAGCGCGCGCTCGACCACCTGTTCGCCGTCGCCGTCCGCGCGACCCGCCGAGTCGTCGAGGAGGCCACCTACCCTCTGCTCGTCGTCCGAGGTCGGTCGTGACCGCGATCCCGGAGCTCGACGCCGCCCTGCTGCGCGGCGACCAGTTGTGGTACGTCGCGCACCCGGTGCACCCTACAGAGGAGAAGCTGTTCGAGGCGCGCCAGATTGGGTACGAGATCGGCTACGAGCAGACGGAAGAAGAGTACCGCCGGATGATCGTACGCGACAACGTCGCCGGCGGGAAGGCGTGGCTCCGGTGGCTCTCCGACAGGTACCCGGCGCTGACGTTCGTCGCCCCGTGGATCGCGTCGCTGGACGGCGGGGGCGGGGACGACCTCGACCCGGAGCGCCGCGCGCGAGGGCTGCGCGACTGCCGGGTCACAATCCGCGCGTGCGCCGGGATGGTGCTCGTCGGTGGTCGGGTGTCGGCTGGGATGCGCGACGAGATGAGCTGCGCCGCGAGCGTCGTGGACCTGACGCATCTCGGGGAGAACCCTCCGGATACCGACTCGCAGGCCGCTCTGCGGCGCTCGCCGGACAGCCCGCGCGGGAGGTTGGTGGTCGTGACCGACGACTCGGTCGAGGTCGACGGCCACCTCCTGAAGCGGGTCACCCGCGCGCGGGTGAACGTCGCCGCCGGGAAGGTGACGACGGTGGACGTCACGCTGGCGGTCCCGCGCGGCGCGGTCGTCTTCAGCGGGATGGCCGAGGTCTCCTGCGGCGCCGAGCCGCCCGCCGCGCCGGTCCCGGACCAGCCTCCGCCCGTGGATCGTCCAGATCTCGTCCCTGTGTGGGACATGGTGGTCACCGACATGGTGGTGATGCGGGACGGGGACCCGCCGAGGTACGCGACCATGCGCGCCGACCGGGCGCGCATCAACCTGGTGATCGCCGACATGCTCGTGCGGGACCGCGTCGGTCGCGAGCGCTACGGGACCCCGCTGACGGCTTACAACGGGCGTGACCACATCGTCGACCTGTACCAGGAGCTGCTCGACGCCGCCGCGTACTGCAGGGCCGCGATCGTCGAGTCTGATCGACCTCCATTGACTAAGGTCTATCAGGACACACTCGAGCATCTCGTGGTCTTGAGAGGCTTGATCGGAGCGGTGGGAGACGTCGAGAGATGAGCGTCCTCGTCGACAGGGGGATCCTGGACGCGATGGTCAGCGGCGCGATCGTCATCAGGCCGTTCGACCGCGCGTGCCTCGGGACCAACAGCTACGACGTGCACCTCGCGCCGACGCTGCGCGTGTACAAGAGCGGGGTAGAGCGCGTCGACGTCGTCGGTGGCGGTTCTGAGATGATCGACCTCCTCGGTCCGCTCGACGTGCGCGCGCCGCGGGAGACGGTCGACGTCACGATCCCGGAAGAGGGGTTCGTCCTCGAGCCGGGAGAGCTCTACCTCGCGTCGACGGTCGAGCACACCGAGTCCCGTGAGCACGTCCCTGTGCTCAACGGACGGTCCAGCATCGGGCGCCTCGGGCTCAGCATCCACGTGACCGCGGGCACCGGGGACGTCGGGTTCCGAGGGTGCTGGACGATGGAGCTGTTCGTCATCCGCCGGCTGCGCGTGTACGCAGGGATCCCCATCGGGCAGCTCCTGTGGTTCACGACGGACAGCGCGCCGCTCGTCCCGTACGGAGACAAGGCGTCGGCGAAGTACGCCGACGCCGGGCCGCTCCCGATGGCGAGCATGCTGCACGCGGAGCTGAAGCCGGCGTGCAAGCACGTCCGGATCAAGACGGGCGGCCTTGTAACGACGATCAACCGGGCATGGTTGGTGGAGACCTGCCTAGATTGCGGAGCGACCCGGACCACGAACAGCCGGGGCTCCGACCCGAGCGCCTGGGCGACCGCCGGCGATGGAGAAGACGACTGATGGGTAAGCTCGACGGGTTCAGGCAGGTCACGCTGTACGTCAACCCCGAGCTGTACGAGCGCGTGCGGTGCTCGTCGTACAGCCTCGGCGAGGACATCTACGAGTTCGTGGACGAGGCCCTCGCGTCCGCCATCGAGCGGCGGATCCCGAAGGCGGAGCAGCCCGCCATCAATTTGATGAGCCGCCAGAACATCAAGAACGGGAAGACTCGGCGACCTCGACGAGGACCACCTCGGTAGCGTCTTCCGGCACGATGTGCAGCAGATGACTCGACCGATGTCGTCGACGATGGATCTCTTGCGTGGCGCGGCGATGAGGTGCATACTTTCGAGCGGAAGGTGTGCCTCGCCGGTGGTTCCAGCACCGGATATCAAAAACGTAAAGCCCTACAGCGTTCCGATCGCGGAACACCTCCCATGTACAACGACGCCCTCGCCCTCCGGTCCGCAAGATCTCTTTGAGGGCGAGGGCGTCCATCGGCATTTTGAAGCGCCCTAGGCGCGGGTGCTCTCATGCGTCGCAGGAGAACACGTGGCGATAAAGGTAGCTGGAGCGAAAAAGAAGAAGAAGCGCGGCCTGATCCAGAGAGCGGGGAAGGCCGTGAAGAAGCTCGTCAAGCGGGCTCGCGGCAAGGCCGCGAAGAAGAAGGCCGGGACCAGCACGAGCGGCTGACTCCGCTGGCGGAGAGCTTGAATCTGCTCCGGGAGGTCCGGGCGAGCTCGCCCGGCGTGATCATCGGGCTGAGCGGAGGCAAGGACTCGCTGGCGACGCTCGACCTGTGCGTGCGCGAGTTCGGCGCGGCCCGCGTGAGGGCGTTCCACATGTACCTCGTGAAGGGTCTCCGCTGCGTCGAGCGGACCCTGCGGTGGTGCGAGAGCCGGTACGGGGTCGCGGTCGAGGCGGTGCCGCACTGGACGCTCGCGAACGCGTACAAGTACGCCTCCTACATGCCGCACCGATCTCGGACCGACGGGTGGAGGGACACGCGCATGAGGGACATCGAGCAGGCGGTGCGCGCCAGGCTCGGCCCGTGGTGGATCGCGTACGGCCACCGCATGTGCGACAGCATCGAGCGGGTCGGCATGCTCTCCAGGAACGGAGGGCTGGACGCCGCCGGCCGCCGCGTCTACCCGCTGCGGGTGTGGAACGAGGCATCCGTGATGGCGTACCTGCGCGCGCGGAAGATCCCGCCGCCGCCCCGGCTGACGATCCTCAAGAGGTCGATGACGGGCGTCTCGTTCCAGGAGGACGTGCTGATCGCGATCCGCGACAGCTACCCGGACGACTTCGAGAAGATCGTCGAGAAGTTCCCGTACCTGCCGGCGAAGCTGGTCAGGTACGAGCTGAAGAGGAAGACATGGAAGCAGAGCACGTACGTCGACAAGTGGCGGACGTCTCTCAAGGACAGATGATGAAGAAGCAGGCGACAGGAGGCGGCAGCCTCCACCCAGCGCAGAAGTTCGTCGTCGCGCGCGTCCACCGCGAGAAGATCAAGAATGCGCCGTACAACCCGCGACAGATCGACGACCACGCGAGGAAGAAGCTCAGCAACAACATCAAGAAGAAGGGGTTGCTGGACGCGCTCGTCTGGAACAAGCGGACAGGTAACCTCGTGTCGGGGCACCAGCGGTTGAGCATCCTGGACGACCTCAGCAAGACGGGAGTCAGCTACGCGATAGACGTCGCGGTGGTCGACCTGTCGGAGCGCGAGGAGAAGGAGCAGAACCTGTTCTTCAACAACCCGAGCGCTCAAGGTGACTACGACGTCGATAAGCTCGGGAAGATGATAGTAAACGACGAAGTCGACTACAAGTTGTCGGGGTTCGACGACATGGACCTGCAGATGCGGTTCGAGGGCACCGACTACGCGGTGACGATGTTCGACGACGACAAGGCGCCGCAGTCGGTGCAGGACGACCTGGAGCAGCTGGAGGAGATCCAGCGCATGAAGCGCGAGCGGAAGGCGCACCGCGACCGCGACCAGGACGCCAACGACCCGGAGTTCTACGCGGTGGTCGTGTTTCCGGACCGCGACGCGCAGGGGCAGTTCATGGAGCGCGTCGGCATGGACAGGAACGCCCGCTACGTGGACGGGGCTCGCCTCCACACGTCGCTGGAGGCGGCGAAGCCGCGGACCAAGACGTACGACGGCGAGCCGTTCGAGGAGATGACGTTCTGGGTCGCCAGGGACCAGAAGCAGGTGATCGAGGACGAGCTGACGCGCATCGCGGCGCTGATGCGAGGGAAGAACCTGCGGGGCCGCGCGCTGGAGGCGATGGCGGTGATATCGTCGCAGACGTCGACGGACAACATCATGGGTGAGGAGCCGGAAGCTCGACCCGAACCCAAGCCGAGGAAGAGGAGATCAGATGCCTGAAGACGTCGAGGATCACGTGGCGATGATGTTCCACGGGCTCGTGTCCGACCTCCAGCATAACGACGTCGCGGCGTTCGAGCGGGAGCAGGCGCGCCAGGCCGCCGCGCGCGCCGAGCTGCGCAAGCGGACCCCGAATCAGGGCCTCAACGCGGGCGAGCTGCTGAAGCAGCTCGACGGTGACCCCGCGGCGGCGGACCGCCGGGTCCAGAGCGAACTGGACCGCATCGACCGCGAGTCCAAGGCAGCCGCGGAGAAGAACAAGAGCAAGGTCGCGCCGTTGCCAGAAGGGCACTTCCCACCCCCGCCCGAGAGCGAGTAGGCTGTCGCGATGAAGCCGCAGCGCTACACGTGCTCTCAGTGCGGGTGCTCTTGGCTCGCTGCCGCCGGCCAGGGCGCTCGGTGCCCCAACGGGTGCGACGTCGTCGCGAAATCGGAGGGCGAGTTCACGATGAAGACGTTCCAGGGCGGCGACGACCTGAAGAAGGGGCTCCGCTGAAGCCGTGCGGGTGTTCGGGACCACGCGGATGATCTGCACGCTGGACGCCGACCAGCTGCAGAAGGCGTTCGACCAGGAGGTGACGTTCGACGACACCGACCCGGCCACGGCGGCGCACACCCAGTCGGGTTTCGTCACGCTCGCCGCCTCCGCGTCGAGCCAGCCGTTCTCGTTCGGCAGCGTCACCGCGGCGTCGACGGTCCTGGTGATCGCGTACGACCCGGTCCAGGTGCAGCTCAACGGCAACGCCGCGCCGCTCGTCGACGTTACTCCGGTGCCGGCGAGCGCCGCGACCGCGGTCACCTCGGTCTACCAGCGGCAGGACCAGCCGGGGCACCTGAGCCTGCGCGGCAAGGTCACGAGCCTCCACCTGACCAACCCGAGCAGCACGGAGACGGCTCGCGTGTTCGTCGCCGTCGTGGGCGACGCGGCGTAGCGCTGGACGCCCGCGCGAGGTGACTGGTATGCTGGCTGCATGTCAGCGGGAACCGTAATCTCCGGGGGTTTCCCCGGGCGTGTCGCGCAGGAAGTCCAGCCCAACCAAAAGTGCGAGGGCTGTCTCCACTACGACGGCCAGGCGGGGAGGACCGGGGCATGCACGATCGGGTCTCGCCCATGGTTGTGTGGGGACGGCGGTGCCCAGGACGTCGGCTACGCGCCGATCGCTGCCGGCGCGGGCAGCTACCTGCCGGACATGAGCAACCACGGCGCGCACGCGCCGGAGGTCGACGGGCAGCACTCGTCGGACCTGCACGGGGTCGGGTCGACGAGGCCGGTCGTGTTCCGGCAGGTGTCGCTCGGCGAGGAGCACGTCCACCTCGTCAAGAGCATGGTCGAGCAGCACGGCAGGATCCAGAAGTCGCAGTGCAGGTTGTGCTCGCTGGCGGGCGCGCGCGGCGCGTCGTCGGCGAACCACGAGTTCCAGACGTGCACCTGTGCCGCTCTCGACGCCGGCGTGGTCGCCAAGGCGATCGTCCAGCGGATGAGCAACGCGCAGCGCGTCGGTGTTCGGTTGGACGACGTCGCGCAGTGGGTGCGTGACGTGGCGAAAGCTGGGTTCCGGTTGCCTGTCCCGGACAAGGCACGCAGCTTGGGGTCTCACGTCGTCGACGACCAGACCGATCGCGGGCCGAAGAAGGGACCGAAGAGGTCGATCTCCGACCAGGTCCGGATCGACGACAGCGGGGGCCACCTCCGCCCGTCGTCGAAGTCGCCCGCGAAAGCACGGTGATCTATGGTCGACGAGCAGGTGGTCGCCTCGCAGCAGGCTGCGCTGCCGGCTGACATCCAGAAGGCGGTCGCGGCGGCGTTCGAGGAACTCCGCGAGCGGGCGTGGTCGAACGAGTCTGCGGTGGCGAAGGCCAGCGCCGCGCCGAACGACAACCAGCCGAAGTCGTGGTTCGCCGACCCGTTCGCGCTGCTGGACTCGGTCGGCATGGGGTACCGCAACGCGCCGACGTACCTGACGTACGACACCCTGCGCCAGGTGGCCGAGCGCGACACCTACGTCGCGCCGATCATATTGACGCGGATCGACCAGATCAACACGTTCGCTAGGCTGCAGCCGAACAAGTATTCCGTCGGGTTCTTGATTCGCCCGCGATTCGGCGACAAGAAGCGCATGTTGTCGCGCAGCGAGAAGGAGCGGACCGAGCACCTGGCGATGATGGTGCTCAACACGGGGATCGAGTACAACCTCGGCCGCGACGGGCTCAGGCAGTTCATATCGAAGTTCGTGCGCGACTCGCTGACCTATGACCAGGGGTGCTTCGAGAGCATCCGAACGCGGTCCGGAGGTGTCCACTCGTTCCACGCGGTGGACAGCGCGACGATCCGGACGACGACCCCGAAGCAGATGAAGGGGACACCTCCCCGGATCAACGACCTCAAGAAGGACATCCGCTACGTCCAGGTCATCAACTCGTCGATCACGGCGGAGTTCACCATCGACGAGATGGCGTTCTGCGTCCGCAACCCGAGGTCGAACGTCAAGACGTACGGGTACGGGCTGCCCGAGATCGAGACGCTGATAACGACGATCACCAGCCACCTGTGGGCCGAGGAGTGGAACCGCCGGATGTTCTCGCAGGGGAGCACCGTGAAGGGTTTGCTCAACGTCAAGGGCAACTTGCCTCCCGTCCAGTTCGAGGCGTTCAAGCGGATGTGGCACTCGCAGGTCGCGGGGGTCCAGAACGCGTGGAAGACACCGATGCTCAACTCGGAGGAGGTGCAGTGGGTCCCGCTGCAGCTCAGCAACACCGAGATGGGCTACCAGATGTGGATGGACTACCTCTGCAAGATCACCTGCGCGTTGTTCCGGATCGACCCGGCTGAGATTAACTTCGACCTTCGGGGCGGCGTGGGCGCGGCGCCGGTGTTCATGTCCACGAACGAGGCGCAGCAGAAGGCGAGCAAGGATCGCGGACTGCAGCCGCTGCTCGACTTCGTCGCGGACGCCATCAATCGTCACATCGTCTGGAAGATCGACCCGCGATTCGAGTTCGCGTTCATCGGCCTCGACGCGAAGACCGAGGAGCAGGCCATGCAGCTCCGCCAGCAGCAGGCCCAGTCGCACCTCAAGTTGAACGAGGTGCGCGCGATGGACGACCTGCCGCCTGTCGAGTACGGCGACGTCGTGCTCAACCCGGTCTACATCGGGTATCGGACCCAGATGATGATGGCACAGCAGCAAGCGCAGCAGCCGGGGCAGCCAGGTCAGCCCGGCCAAGACGGGCCGCCGCCCCGGTTCACGCAGCCGCCGGGGGACGAGGAGGAGCACGGCGCTGACCAGATCCGGCAGTTCGCCGAGGACAAGCCGGGCCGGGCGGCGTCTTCCGACGAGGGGTCCGGTCCGTCTCCGCGCGTGCTGTCGCGCCTGCACATCGACGACTGGGACTCCGTGGTCAGCCACTCGATCAGGAGCGACGACCTCGCGAAGGCCGAGGTGTACGACGTCATCGACATCGACTAGGATCGCCGGGGTGAGCGTTTCGACCCCCTACCAGTTCGCGAAGCGCGGCAACTTGTTCATCATTCCGGTCGGGCCGTCGATCGACGAGGTCCCGTACCCGGCGCAGTCGTTCACCAAGCCGCCGCCGGCGAACTCGCTGTGGGTGAATGGTCGGATCCAGGAGACCGGGCTCCACCACGACCACGCGCGCATGTCGACGCACCTCTACCGCGAGGTCAGGGACGACCTCACGCGCTACTCGCCCGTCGAGGTCACGAGATCGGCTTTCTGCCGCTCCCACCACGCGTACGTCGGGGTCATCGACTCCCGAGGGGTTCCCTACTACTTCGCGCTCGACTCGCGCGGCGTGTCGGTGCGCGCGGCTGACTCGGAAGAGGCGGCGTGGAAGGCGTTCGACCGGATGTCGGACGGGGAGCACGCGGAAGCCGTGCGCCAGCGCCGCGCGGAGTCCGCCGAAGAGGTGAGGCGAAGCGGCGGAACAAGCCTCGTGATAACCAAAGGACTTAAGTACGGCAAGAAGACTGAGTGGAAGCACAACGTGCCGCACTCCACATGGTGGAGGAAGCTACCTAAGACCGAAGCGAGAGATGACCAAGGTGGTGATGACGATCACGACTTGGCCGACGCGCATACAGCGAACCCCAAGAAGGCAAAAACTTCCCAAACGAGCAGGTGGCGAGCTAAGTATCCGGGAGGGAAAGTAGACAAGATGACGACGAACAAATCAGAGATTCCACTCGTCGTCATCTCGGCCGTAGCGGCGGATGCGGGTGATCGCTCTGCTGGAGTCGATCCCGCGACGTACGCTGGCCTGAAGTACGCCGCTCTGATGCGACGGCTTGGAGCTGACCTCTGCGAAGACGAGGATCTGGATCCGCCCGTACCTGCCGATGAGCGCTTCTTGGACGTAGCCGTCGTCAAGGCGCTCCCGAAGAAGCCGAAGGTCGACGAGGTCAAGAAGACGCCGGCTCGGTCAGCGTCGAAGAAGCAAGCAGGCGCCGGCGGCAAGACGCGGTACACGTACCTGAGCGAGAAGAAGTCAGGAGCAGGTAACCAGGTGCCGCTCGTCATCGCGCACGATGACCACAAGCACGCCGATCCGTTCGAGCTCGCCAACCAGCTCGGGGTGTCAGTGCGGACGCTGCAGGCCGCGGCGCGCCGGTTGGGGCGTTCCGGGTTCGCCACGTTCATGCGGTCGCGCCTCAAGCGGTTCGCCGCGAAGCATCGTTTGGATCCTGACTACTGGAACACGCTGTACGTGTCGTTGGAGTCGGGAGATGTCGACGTCAAGAAGAGTGAGAACGTCGACCTGAAGAAGTTCGGAGATGATGCAAAGAAGGTCGCGTCATCCGTACCAGAAAGCCACGTCGGGAGGTTTCACGGGAGCGACAAGGTGTTCATCCATCACGTGCATCACGAGATGAAGCGCCGTGGGATGTATTCTGGTGGGTTGGACGAGTTCAAGAACCATCTAGTAGAAGCGCAACATAAGAGACATGTTAACTTGTCTCGAGCTGACCTAGTCGGCGCGATGGATCCGAAGCACGTGTCGCAATCTGAGACTCATGCTAACGGAGCTAGCTTCCACTTCGTTAATGCTGGGCACAACCCGCACGCAGCTAAAGAACTAGATCACGCGCACGCGCCGCAGAGTGCTGGACACGCTGCGACAGATAAAATGAAGACGACGCGAGCGAAGCCGCATAAGAGCATCCATCATGAAGTGGCAGGTGTGTTGTCGCAAGAAGCACGCGATGCAACTAAGCACGCGACTAAAATAAATACTAAAGAAGCACATCTCGCGGCAATGACTGCACACCACCAGGCCGGAGCACAGCACCAGAAGGCATCCGGTGACGTGAACAACAAGACAGCGCTTAAGCACTTCGACCAATCGGTGTCTCACCTCAAGGCGTCGAAAGCGGCGAACTGACGCCAGCCTGGCTGATGTCCTGTACGAAGCAGCCGCGGTGCTGGTAGGCTATGCGTCGATGCCGCGACAAGTCACGAAGGGCTTCCAGCTGGTCACGCTCGACGAGTGCTACCGCGACGTCGTGAAGGCGGACGGCGGAGCGGGTTCTCCGCGCCAGGTCAGCACTCCCGCTTCGCCGCCGCCGAGCACGTCGGACGTGGCGAGCCGCCCGAAGAAGTTCCCGCGTCGGCTGAAGCCGACCGTGCGGATGAAGCCGATCAGCGACGCGGAGGCCATGGCTCACATCGCGAGCGGCACCTACAACCCGAACAAGCAGAAGTCGCTGCGCTGGCTCGTCGCGCTCAAGGCCCTCGCGACCGGGTACTCGAAGACGTCCGGGGGCGGGGCGCTCAAGGCGGCGAACCGTCGGAGCCGGGATCGGCCGAGCCGCCGGAGCTGGCGCACGGCTCCGTACCTCGGCCCCGACGGTCGGTACGGGAAGATGAGCGGCAAGGACCGCCGGCGGTCCCTGCGCCGAGCGATGGAGGCGATGTCGTCCCCCATCGGGTCGGCGAAGCCGCCGAGCGTGTACCTGCCGGGAGTCCACAACCCGAAGTCTCCGGTGCGTTCCGCGTCGGGGATCAAGAAGCCGAAGAAGCTGGCGGTCGCGAAGCCAGGCAGCTCAGGTAACAGCATGGGGAAGGCCGGCGAGACCGCCGCGGTGGGTCGCGGGAGTCGAGGCGGCGCTGTTGGGGCGATCACCGGCGCCGCCGTGGGTCGGACCCTCAACGACGCGCGCCATGGCAACTCTCCTGGACGCGACGTGACGCGGTTCGGGATAACAACCGTGGCGTCTAAGCCATCGAACATCTCAGCGAGCGAGCGCGAACGGATAAGCGCCAAACGTGCGGCGCGGATGGCAAAACAGACAGCCGAGAAGTCCAGCAATCTGGAGAGCAGCATGGCGAAAGCGGAGCACAGCTTCGGTAGAGGGGACCTCGTCGTCCACAACGCGAGCGCGGACCCGAAGGCTCACGGGACCATCGGCGCCGTCGGTCCTCGCTCCACGGGCACACACATCCATCTCCGGACCGCGGGGTCTCCGCCTCGGATGGTCCACCACAGCGAGGTCCGCGCCGCGACCGCGGACGACATCAAGCATCACCAGAGCACGGTGCACAAGCTCCACGGCCTCGGCTTCACCGACCAGGCGACCGCGAAAGGAATTTCCATGTCGACGACGAATTTCAACGACCTGTTCAAGTCGGAACTCGGTACGCCGGAAGACGAGGTCCTGACCGACTGCCCGCACTGCGAGGCGCCGATCACCAAGGGTGACCTCGAGAAGGCGCACAAAGGCAAGGGCAAGACGACGCACCAGACCGGACCGAAGCACGGGAAGTCCAGCGCGCACGTCCGGGACCACAATCCGGAGGGCGGGACGATGCGGGGCGGCGACGGGCGTGGCGTCCACACGTCGAGCCGAGGCGTCCCCGGCGCGAAGAAGACCGACGAGGTCCGCATGGTCGGCCAGGGGCGGCGCGTGTTGAAGGCGGACGACGTGTCCGGAGAAGATGACCTGGATGACCGGACGAGCAAGGCCGAGGTCCCGCCGACCAAGGATGTCAACAAGTCCGTCATCACGATCCGAGGCACCGAGTACGTGCAGTACGTCGACGACGGGTCGGATGGTCGGATCGCCAAGGCTATCGCCGAGGGAGCCATCGGCGGGACCTCCCCGACTCAACCGCTCGACCTGAACAACGACCTCTCGCGGCTCCTGATCTGACGCGTGCCGTCCGTCAGCCTCGACGCGATGTTCGGTGACGGAGGGGCGGACCTGGGCGGCGACGTCGTCGCCAAAGCCCAGGTCCGGTTCCGCGTCCGGCCGCCGGCGCACCCGGCGGCGCAGGACGTCGTCGACCGCGTCGTGTCGGCGTACGACGAGCGGCTCGACATGATCCTCGACGAGATCGTCGCGGTGATCCGATGTGCGAACTCGGAGCGTCCACCCACACCCGTCCTCGTGGTCGAGGGTGACCGCTCCACCCCGCGGGATCTCGTGGCGAAGGCCACGCCGCGCGCGCCGTTTCGTCCGGGGTCGCGAGGAGGCAAGTGGTACCGCGACAGCAAGGGCAACGTGCGCTACGGGGAGCCTCCCGAGGGGCGTTTCATGGGGAACGCCGGGACGGATGCCCCGATGCCGCACCTCGACCACTTCCGGCCTCGTCAGTTCATGGGCACCTTCGGCAGCGACCGGGAGCTGACCGGGTTCTTGGTCGAGCACGGGAGCAAGCACGGGTTCTCCGACAGCGAGCTCCGGTTCCTCAGCGCGTGGTACGGCACCAGCGACGGGGACGGCGGCGCCCTCTACGACGCGTTCCTCGAGTGCGCCGGCTTGACGCGAGAGGAGGCGGCGAACGACGTCACTAACCTCCGCTTCGGCAGCAAGCAGCTCACGTACGAGGAGGCGGTGTTCGAGTTCTTCGCGGCGCAGGGTGCGCTGTTCATGGGCGAGGAGCCAACCTCCCCGGACCAGGTGAAGGAGTGGCACGCCGTGTTGAACGACGAGATCAAGCCGCTGCTCGACGACGTGTTCGTCAAGTACGAAGGGATGAAGGATGACGAGTCCCTGCAGGAGCACTTCGCGGGCGAGTCCGGCCGGCAGCGTCGCCGGTTCTTCGACCACGCGCGTCGCTGCGCAGGTGACGTCGACGGGGTCTCCGACTCCGTCGTTGGTGACTGGGATCCGACCCGGGTGACGGACACGGTCTTGATGGGTATGCAGGCTCTCGGCCTGATCGCCCGCCGCGCCAGGGCGGAGCACCACGCGTACGTCCACGGGCGCCCTCACCTCCGCGACGCGGTGGTCGTCGACGGCAGGTTGATCGCCAACGGGTCTGACAGCCCGCTTCTCGAGGGCGGCGGCAAGCTGGCCGAGCTGTCGTCCTCGCAGCTCATGCTGCTCTACGTGGCAGCCGAGCTGCACCGCAGGTGGGACGCGCACGCGCGGTCGTTCTCGCCGGAGAAGCAGGCGGACGTCGGCGCCGGCGAGCTCGGCGAGGCGGTGTTATCCGCGCTCGCGGGGAAGACTCCGCGGTGGGCCGAGGTGTCGAGCGTGATCCGCGGGCGCCTCGCGGAGCTGGTCGACCTCGTGGTGTCGCGGCTCAACGCCGTCAACTCCCGCGAGGGTCTGCCCACCAAGCACGGGCCGGCGAAGCGGCGGCGAGGGTCGCGGTGACCGCCGGCCCATTCATCCTCGAGATCGACCCCGGCGTCGAAGGCGACGTCCCGTCGCTCCACGCGCTGACGCCGGCGTCCGTGCTCGTGGTCCTGGGTCGAGAGGACCTCGAGCAGAAGCTCGCGGCCTTCGCCGACCCGGTCAGGAACAAGGTCGTGCGCAACGCGCCGAAGGACCGGCGATGGTACGTCGAGAAGATCCTCCCAGCGCTGCGGTTCTACTGCGACAAGTACGACGTCGAGCAACCGAGCTGGCTGGTGGGCAACAACCACTGGGAAGGGATGCCGCGGGACGAGCAGGAGCGGCTGTTCGGGCCAGGGGACCTGCGGTTCCGAGAATTCCGACCCGTGAGCTGCCCGGACATCGCCGTCGTCCGCGACGGCGACGACGAGCAGGAGCCCGCGTAGTGGCTCCCCGCATTCTGTCGCCGCTGCAGCGCCGGCGCATCCAGCAGGCGATCCGCGACGGCCACCTCGCGTTCCTGGCGGAGGTGTTCGGACCCACCGCGATCGACGCGGACGACTACGACCGGCTGCGCGCCGCCGGCAAGATCCGAGGCGAGAGGCTGATGCCGCAGGACGCCGCGCTGGCCGCCCACGCGATCGGGGCGATCGCCGGGCACGAGCAGGCGGATGGTCCGTCAGGTGACGGCAGCTTGCTGTCCGCGCCGGACGAGTTCTGGCAACACGTCCGCGACGACCCGCAGGTCATCACGGAGGCCGAGCGCGAGGCCGTGACGGTGATCCGCGACCGGGTCGCGCAGTACGTGCGCGGGCTCGGCGACGGCCTCGACGCCGCGGTCGGCCACATACTGATCGACGTCGACGACGAGGCCCGGAAGGTGCGGTTGGTCCGAGGGGCCGCAGACGAGCGGGCGTCCAAGCAGGTGGTGATCGAGCGGGTCCGGGTGGCGATCAACAACCTCCGGCGGGACTGGCTCCGCGTCGCCCACACCGAGCTGCACAACGCGGCCGAGTCGGCGAAGGCGGTCGTGCTGGCGGGTCGCGACCCGGCGGTGTTCAAGCGCCCGCACCCGGACGCCTGCGCGTTCTGCAAGCTGCTGTACTTGAAGCCCGACGGTTTGACGCCGCGCGTGTTCAGGTTGTCCGCGCTCATCGCGAACGGCACGAACGTAGGTCGGCGAGCTCGCCGGCCGACGAGGTCGGGCAGGTCCCGCACGGAGTGGAAGCCCGTCCTCGGGGCGGTGCACCCGTTCTGCCGGTGCTCCATGAGCGTCCTGCCTGGTGGCATGGGCTTCGACGCCCACGGCCAGATGGTGTACGTTGGCGTCAAGAAGTCGGTGTCGGTCGAAGCGATCGACAAGGATCTCGTCAACCACACCTGCGAGGAGTGACACAGATGGCGCGCATCACAGGAACCGTATCGCGCAGCGTACCGCTCGACCCCGTCATCGGCCGCCCGCTGACCCTGTCCGGCACGTTCGACCTCTTCGTGTCGGGGGCCGAGCTGGCGCGCATCACGCCGACGCTCGAGTCGCTCATCGCCTCGGGCATCATGACGAGCCACAACAGGTACCAGGAGAGCGACAGCCTCGTGGCCAACGTCACGGCCCCGATCGTCGACGTCGCGGCGAGCGGCACCGCGACGCCGGCCCCGCTCCAGACCATCTCGATCGCGGTCCCGGACGCCGCCGGCGACAACACGTACACGTACACGTCGGCGAAGAAGATCGAGGTCGTCGACGTCGTCGTCCACAAGAACGGGGCCGGCGCCGGCAACACGATCCAGCTACAGGACAACGCCGCCGCCGCGATCTCCGACGCGATCGTCGCCGCCGTCGACAAGGCCGTCACCCGAGCAGGGACGCTGGACCAGACCAAGAAGGTCATCAACGCGGGCTCAACGTTCAAGCTCCTCGCCCACCGCGCGGCCGGGACGATGGCGTCCGAGGTGTACCTGGTCGTCATCCTCCGGTGAGACGGGCGTCCGCCGCATGAGCGAGTTCTCAGACCTCGTAATGCGCGAGAAGCCGCGGAAGCTCGGCAAGGCTCCGGGCGGCAAGAGCGGGGCTTTGCTCGCGTCGTACGAGGGAGGAGTCAAGGCGATCGTCAAGGTCACCAAGGACAAGCTGCCGAGCGGCCACCGCAAGCAGCGCGGCATCCCGGCCGAGGCTCACCCGACGCGGGAGGTCGCGTTCTACAGCGCCGCGCTGATGCTCGGGTACGGAGAGCTCGTGCCGGAGACGGTGCTGACGAGCAAGGCTGTGCCAGGCGCGACGGCGTCGGCGCAGCTGTTCGTCCCCGCGCACCAGCTCCACGAGGTCGTGCCGGAGCTGAAGGACCTCGACGCGCCCGACTGGGGGCAGCACCTCGTCGAGGCGTGCGCCAGGGTACCGAAGGTGTTCTGGAAGCGGCTCCTCATCCTCGACATCCTCGGCGGGGTCCGCGACCGTCACGCGAACAACATCGGCCTGCGCCTGCGCGTAGTCGACGACCAGCCGGTGTACAGGAACGTCGCTTGGGACAACGCGGTGTCGTTCGGCAAGACGTTTGATCGTTACCACAACGTGTTCCACAAGCACTTGTTCCGGAGAGCTGTGGACCTCGGAGAAGAATGGCAATCTGTAGACAAGTTGACCCGCGCTGACCTGCGAGGAGCAGTCGGCATGTACTTGCAACCAGACGAGCTCGAGCATGCCTACCTGCGCGTGCGGTTCTTCCGCGACTACCCCTACCGATTGCCGTGGCGCGTCTGCAGCAAGGGCAACGACGACCCGCACGGTTTCCCCGACTACGAGACGTATTTCCGGTCGTGTGTCGGGGGCCCCCGACACACGGCACACGTCGCGGCATGAACTTCGTGTATATTCAACCCGTGGTGACCCGAGATGCGTGAGCGCGACCATGTCGACCGCCTCCTGGAGAGCGACGACTTCTGCGTGTGGACTCCCATCGACACCACGCTGATAGAGAAGTCAGCCAAGGCGGGCGTCGACGTCGAAGCGACGCGCCCGATCGGCGGGTGGTGCTCGACGGAGAACATCGACAGGCAAGAGGAAGTGGTCGTTGCCAAGGGGCTCGACTTCTCCGAGTTCGTGCAGTTCGGGTACTTCAACGACAACCACCGGCAAGACACCGCGTCGGTGCTCGGGTACCCGAGGCTCGCCAAGCTCCACAAGGCGGGGTGGTGGACCGAAGGTAACCTGCTGCCTGGTTACCCGCCGGCGGACCGCGTGTGGGAGCTGGCCAAGGCGCTCGCGAAGTCGCGGGCCCCCCGCAGCCTCGGGTTCTCCATCGAGGGCAAGGTGCTGGAGAGGGACGGAGGATCGCGCATCGTGAGGGCGAAGGTGCGCAACGTCGCCATCACCAACGCTCCGGTCAACACCGACTGTACGTGGTCCATCTTGTCAAAAGCGTTCTCCTCGGCGGGCCGGGTGGAGACCGCGGCTCGCAAGGCTATGGCAGAAAACCGGACGATGGGGCAGAGTCAGGGGGGCCACAGCGTGAGCAGCATCATCCACCAGCGCAACGTGGTCCTCAGCTTCGACGAGGCGGTCGACCGCGTGCGGAGGATCCACCCGCACCTCAGCAAAAGCGCGTGCGCGCGCGTTGTCCGCTTCGCGGCGCGTCGCTAGGAGATCCGAACCATGCCTGCCACCAAGAACACGTTCTCGCCGCGCCCCTGGCAGAGCCAGCAGGACGGCAACGTCCACACGGGCGTCGTGTCCGTCACGGGGTCCGCCGTGGTTGACCTCGGGATCGGTCACGGCAACTTCGTCCCCTGCGTCAGCTTGCAGGGTTCGACGGCGGCGATCGCAAACGCGGCGGCCAACGTGACGTGGTCGTACGGGCCGCAGCCGGGTCAGTTCACGATCTCCACGTGGAAGGCGACCGCCGCCGGCACCACCACGTTGATCGCCGCCACCGCGGCGGTCAGCGTGTCGTTCATCGCGTTCGCCGATAGTTCGGCGGGAATTTAGAGAAGGAGACGGATATGGGTAAGAACAACGTCATCCCGAACTTCGCCGACGTGCAATTGGCGAAGGTGAACAGGAACGAGTCCCTCACCGTGCCAGACACCATCCAGGCGGCGTCTCCCAGCGGGATCTCGTCGGGGTTGTCGCCGGCGACGCTGTTCGACAGCAAGCGCGCCACTGTCGGCGGCGCCATCTACGCTGCCTACAGCGACGCAGCGGGGCCCGCGAGCGACGACTTCCAGTACAACCTCAACCCCGGCGACGTGGTCGCGGTGAGCAACGCCGCCTCGGCGCTCGTGACGGTTAACGGGAACCTCGTCTACACGATCGCGAACACCAACGTCGCCGGCGTCCTCCTCTACTACGTGTAGAGGACCCGTCCGACCGCCGCCTCCTCCATCGCGCGTTAAGGAACTGACATGGCAAAGACCAAGATCGCTGAGGGCAAGCTCCTCAAGGCCATCGCCGAGCTCGAGGCGGTCACGAAGGGTGACCCGCTGGAGGAGGCGGACCCCGAAGGCGGGTTGTCCACCGAGGGTGAGCCGCTCTCCGACGGGGCTCCTCGCGGGCGCGGCGACGCGACCAAGAAGTCGCGCCGGGCGAGCGCGAGTTCCCCGTTCGGGTCCAGGTCGTCGAGCTCGGCGTCTTCGGACGCGAGCTCGGACGATGGCGACGACGCCGACGCGATGTCGCCCCAGAAGCCCATCCCGAAGAAGGGAAAGAAGGTCAGCAAGGCCGCCCCGCCGCCGGCCGAGAGCAGCGAGTCGGACAGCGACGACGACTCCAGCGCCGGGTCCAGCGACTCCGACGATTCCGACGATGCGGACAAGTCGTTTCGCGACGCGGCCGAGGGCGACGAGGTGATGTCCAAGGGGCTCGTCGTCAACGAGTTCCTGGAGGCGATGGTCGACCAGATCAGCCTGGCGCTGTTCAACGTCCAGAAGTCGATGGCGAAGTCGCTCAAGGCGATGGAGCAGCGTCTCCAGTCCCACATCGACGACCGCGTCGCCAAGAGCGCGGCGGGTCAGGGCGACTTCAATGCCCGCCTCGCGAAGGCGGTCGCGGCGATCGGCAACACCGTGCAGGGCGAGCTGCTCGGCATGGCGGACATGGTCAAGTCGATGGCCAACCAGCCGGTGTCCGGCCCGCGTGGCAAGGCGGTGCTGAGCAAGGGAGAGGTCAACGCGCCGCCGTGGAGCGGGCCGTCGGCAGTCAACGCCGACCAGCGGATGGCGAGCGGGTCGGGCGGGGACTACGTCGCGGAGCTGAGCGAGCTGTCCCCCGAGGCGATCGGGGACTGGCTGTTCAAGAAGTCGGCGAGCCAGGCCGTGGACCCGCGGGTCATCATGGCCTGGGAAGCGGATCGCTACAACGTCGAGGTGTTGCCTGTGCAGATCCGCAAGGCCATCGCCAACGACCTCATCAAGTAAGTAGAAGGGAGGCGCCCGAAATGATCTCGATGAAGGACTACGAGGGTTACCACGGCTTCGGGCAGCTCGCCCAAGTCGAGGTTGACGAGCTGAGCAAGGCGCTCAGCTCTGGTTACCAGAATCCGCCCGTCTCCGGCTCCAACGCGCTGCGCGTCGAGTCGCTGGAGCAGACGCTGCGGATCCTGACGTTCACGCAGGCGCACGTCCAGTTCTGGCGGGACATCCCGAAGCTGCCCGCCTTCTCGACGGTCGAGGAGTACAACGTCCAGACGTCGTACGGCTCGGAGGGTGGCATGTTCACCCGCGCCGGCGAGCTGCCGCAGGTCCAGGACGCGTCGTACGAGCGCCGCACGGCGCTCGTGAAGTACGTGACCACGCAGCGCGAGGTCGACCACCCGACGACGCTCGTCCGGCCCGCCCACGGCAACGTGGTCGCGCAGGAGACCCAGAACGGCGGCGTCTGGATCCTGGAGCGCGTCGAGCGCGCCCTGTACACGGGCCGCAGCGACGTCATCACCGAGGCGTGGGACGGTCTCGACCAGCAGATCCGCAGCGACCCGAGCGCGGCGAACGTGGCGATCATCGACCTCCGCGGCGGCATCTTGACGGAGGACAACGTCGAGGACGCCACCAACCGCGTCATCGAGAACTACGGCGTGCCGACCGACCTCTACGCCGCGCCGAAGGCGCTGTCGTCGATGGTCAAGCAGTTCTACCCGCGCGAGCGGTTCAACATGCCCGCGCCGGTCGACGGCGTCGTCGGCATGTCGGTCAACCGGATCCGCACGCAGGCGGGCCTGATCAACCTGAAGGGCAACATCTTCCTCCGCTCGGGGAAGAACAACTCGGTGAAGAACGCGCCCGCCGCGGCCAACTCGGTGCGGGCCCCGGTGGTGCCGAGCGCCTCGGCCGCGAACACCGCCGGCCCGATCGCCGCGTCGCTGTTCGGGGCCGGAGACGTCGGCACGTGGCGCTACCGCGTCACCGCGGTCAACCGCTTCGGCGAGTCCGCCGCCAGCACCGTGACGACCGCGGCGATCGCCGCCGCGCTCGACGAGATCACGGTGACGATCACCAACAACGCCGACAGCAGCGACCCGACGACCGGGTACAACATCTACCGCTGCCCGACGGTGGGCGGCGGGGTGGGCACCGAGCAGTACCTGACCCAGGTGCCGCGCGTCGCCGGCGCGGCGACGACGGCGTTCGTCGACGCGAACCGCTTCCTGCCGAACACGAGCCGCGCCTACCTCAAGCAGATGAACCTGCAGGCGATCTCGTTCCGCCAGCTGGCGCCGATGATGAAGATCCCGCTGGCGACCATCGCGCTCAGCATCCGGTGGGCGATGCTCCTGTACGGGATGCCGATCGTCTACGCGACGCGCAAGTTTACGATCTTCGACAACGTCGGCGACGAGTAGTATCATCGTCTGCGATGGTGATCGCAGACGATGATAAAGATGATAAGCCGGTGACGTTGTTGGTCCGTCAGTTGACCGACCGGATCCGCCGGCGCGGGTCCGACCAGCTGGTCAACTTGCCGATCGTGGACGGGATCGACATCGGCGACGTGTACCCCGTCTGCGACGTCCTCCCGCAGGACCCGACCGACGAGCAGTTCGACGACCTCGCCGTCCGGGCGTCCTCCTTCATGGAGGACGTCCACCGGCTGCACGTCGAGCAGCGGGCGGCGCGCGGCGACTCGATCGCGGCGGCGTGCGTGCCTCTCAGCATACCCATCTTCCACCGAGGACGTCTCCGGGAGGCCAAGGCGGCGGACGCGGCGCCGCAGCAGATGGCGAGCATCAAGGAGCGGGAGACGCTCTGCATATTCCACTTGCGCGTCCCGCTGTGGCGCGGGTACACGTGGGCCGGGCAGGCCGCGGCGATCGACGTCGTCGCTCGCCGGCACGGTCTCCGCTGCGTTGACCAGGGCCGCATCCCCGAGTAGCCGGGCGCGCCCGCATTCGGCAGTTGACCGGGCCCCCGGGACCGGCCGATCATCGCGGGCATGCCGCTCGCCAACGCCGCGATGGTCGACATCCTCAAGCTGCTGCTCAACAACACGACGTGGGCCGGGATCGGCGACACCACCGGGATCGTCGGGTCCGGCGCGGCGGGGTCGCTGTTCCTGAGCCTGCACACGTCGACGCCCGGCGCGGCCGGGGACCAGACCACGAACGAGATCAGTTACACCGGGTACGCGCGCGTCGCGGTGGCGCGGACGTCCGGCGGCTGGGTCGCCACGTCCAACCCGGCGACGCTGGCGGCGACCGTGAGCTGGCCGCAGATGACCGCCGGCACCGGCGGCACGGCGACGTTCGTCGGGCTCGGCAAGTCGTCGAGCGGGGCCGGCGAGCTGATAGCGTTCGGGGCGATCTCCCCGACCATCCCGGTGAGCAACGGCGTCACGCCGCAGCTCACCACGGCGACCACGTTCACCCTGTCCTGAAGGAGGATTTTCGTGGCGATATTCATCGACCAGATGGTGGTCCACGTCGTCGGGTCCGGCGACGACACCCGCCCGCCGGGGATCACCGGGGACTCGTGGTGTCACGCGGTGTCCACCACGGACCTCCTCGAGCTGGAGCTGTTCTTGACCACCAACGCGGCCACGATCCTGTGCCCGCCGACCAACATCAGGACCCCGCTGCTCGGCAGCCGGCAGACCTACGTCGGCCTCAACCAGGTGCAGCTCGCCGCGGCGATCGCCGCCGGTGCGTCGCCGCGGCGCCAGATCACGACCGCGACCTCCGGGTTCGACTCCCCGGGGACCACCCCGTACTACGAGCCGTGAGCGGTGGCGTCCGCGTCGTCGACGTTCACCGGCACGGAGAACCCGCTCAGCGAGGGCGGGGCCTGGGCCACGCCGTCCGCCTTCTGGGGCTCCCTGCGCAAGGCCAACGGGGCCGGCGTCGCGGCGGTGAACACCGAGAGCGGGATGCGGTACGTCGCGGCGACGTTCACCGCTAACCAGTTCTCGCAGATCGTGCTCGCGTCGGTGCCGGCCGGCGCGCAGCTCTACTTCCAGTACGTCAACGTCCGGATGAACGCGACGGCCGGTCTGTACCAGGTCGCGACGTCGTCCGAGACCGGGCCGAACATCCTGCAGCTGTACGTCGTGTCGGACGCCGGCGCGTTCACGCAGATCGGGGCGGACATCACGACGCCGTCGAACCTGGCCGCCGGCAACGTGGTCCGGCTCGAGGTGGTCGGCACGACGCTGACGGTCAAGGTCGACCAGGGGAGCGGGTTGACCACGCTGCGCACCGCGACGGACTCGACGTTCTCGACCGGGCAGCCTGGGCTCGGAGGGTGGGCGCAGTCCGGATCCGACGTCCTGTTCACCACGAGCTGGTCGGCCGGCGACGTCGGCGGGCCTCCGCCGTTCACGGGCCGGACGCCGAGCTACATGTTCTCCATCTGAAGGAGGGTGCGCGATGCCTCGCTGCTACACCGTTAACCTGACGCCGACCTCGATCTCAGCCGCGACGGTCGACCTGATCGCGGTGCGCGCCGGGACCGACGTCCCGATCAAGGTCCGCGCGCTCCGCGTCTGGCAGACCAGCGACTTCGGGGACGCGCAGGACGAGGTCGTCACCCTCCAGCTCGTCCGCGGCAACACGACCGCCGGGTCCGGCGCGACCCCCCCGACGCCGGTGCCGAAGGACAAGAAGGACGCGGCGGCGAGCTTCACCGCGCGCACCGCTGACTCGACCGCGGCGAGCGCCGGCACGACGGACGTCCCGTACACCACCGGGTGGAACGTGCGCGCGCCGTTCGAGATGATATTCCCCGACGAGATGATGGCGCGCGGCGACCAGGCCGGCGGGTTCATCGTGCTCCGGCTCGGGGCGGCGCCGACCGACGCGCTGGTGATCGGCGCGTCGATGGACGTCATCGAGGGCTGACCCTGTCGTGTCCTTTTTCTCCCCGCCGCCTCTGCCGCCGCGACGCCGGCCTGGTCCGCCGCTCGGTGTCCAGAGCTCGGTGGACGGGGTCGGCGCGATCACCGGGTCTGGCGACCTGGCCGGCGCGTCGGCGCCGCCCGGCGCTGGCGCGCTGACCGGCTCCGGGACCCTGGCCGGCGCCGGCGCGGCGCTGGCCGCCGGGGCGGGCGCCCTGACCGGGTCCGGCACGCTGGCGGGAGCTGCCGCCACGTTCCCGCTGTCGGTGTCCGCCAACGGGCGCTACCTTGTGCAGGCCAACGGGACGCCGTTCCTGATCTGCGCCGACGCGACGTGGTCGATCTTCGTCGACATCCCGCTCGCCGGGCTCAGTTCGTTCCTCGGGACGATCGCCGCCCAGGGGTTCAACGCGGTCTCCGGCAACGCGATCGAGCACCACTTCTCCGTCGTCAAGCCACCCAAGGAGCGCGGCGGCCTCCTGCCGTTCACGCAGCGGATGGACGGGACGTCGTACACGGGGTCCCCGAACGGGACGACCGGGGCGTCCGGCACCCAGGGCCAGTTCGCTAGCGACAACTATAGCAACATAAGCAACCAGGCTCCGGACTGCACGTTCGTCAACAACAGCTACTGGGTGGTGCTGGAGACGATCCTCGACGCATGCCTCGCGAACGGGTTGCTCGTGTTCGTGTGGCCCGGGTACCTCGGGTTCAACGCCGGCGACGAGGGCTGGGCCGGCGAGATGGTGGCGTGGGACGCGGTCACCGGGGCTGGCGGCTTCACCGGGCAGCCGTTCGCCGACCCGACCAAGACGAAGATGTGGAACTACGGCGCGTGGCTCGCCGCGCGCTGGAAGAACTACGGCAACATCATCTGGGTGATGGGCGGGGACTACGGGTCCGGGACGCACCCGCTCACGGGCCCGCAGTCGGCGGCGGCGAGCAACCTGATGGCGGGGATGAAGTCGGTGGCGGGGCAGCAGTCGCTGCTGTTCACGGGTCACTGGGACCGTTCGTCGCTGTCGACGGACACGGCGTTGGCCGCCGGGTCGTTCGACGTCAACGGGTGCTACTCCGACGACGCGACCGCCGAGCTCGCGCGGCGTGGGTACGCCGCGTCGCCGACCAAGCCCGTCGTCGGGCTCGAGGCGTACTACGAGGACAGCGCGGTCGGCGGCAGCGCGCCGTGGAGGAAGTACCTCTACTGGCAGTTCGTCGGCGGGATCGCGGGCGGCTTCTTCGGTAACGAGCAGCTGTGGAGGTTCGACGACGGAACCCCGGGCACCGACTACACCACGCTGCTCTCGACCCAGTCGACGAACGACGCCGTGCGGCAGTTCTCGCTGTGGCGGACGCTGCCGTGGCACCGGCTGAAGCCGTCCGGGCTCGGAGGCATGGGCACGCTGATCACCGCGGGTGGAGGCACGGCGAGTCCGCAGTCGACCGACTACGTCGCGGCGGCGGCGACGTCGGAGGGTGACCTGCTGGTCGCCTACGTCCCGCCAGCGCACACGGGGACGATCACGGTGAGCATGACCGTGATGGCAGCGTCCGCGCGGGCTCGCTGGTTCGACCCGACCAACGGGACCTTCACGCAGATCGGCGTGGTCGCCAACACGGGGACCCACGTCTTCACCCTCCCAGGGACCAACAGCGCCGGCGACGCCGACTTCCTGCTCGTGCTCGACACGCCGGCCGGCGCGCTGACCGGCTCCGGGACCCTGGCCGGCGCCGGCGCGGCGCTGGCCGCCGGGGCGGGCGCCCTGACCGGGTCCGGCACGCTCGCCGGGGTTGGCGCCGCCTCGGCTGCTGGGTCTGGGACCCTAGCCGGGTCCGGCACGATCGCCGGGGTCGGGGCTGCCTCGGCCGCCGGCGTCGGCAGTGTCACCGGGTCCGGAGACCTCGCGGGGACCGGAGCCACCGTGATCCCGGGGTCCTCCGCGCTCGCCGGCTCCGGCACGATTGCTGGAGTCGGCGCCGAGCTCGCGGCCGGCGCTGGCGCGCTGACCGGATCGGGCACGATCGCCGGGGCCGGCGCGTTCGTGCTGCCGGGAGCCGGGGCCGGCAACCTGACCGGCTCCGGGACCCTGGCCGGCGCCGGCGCGGCGCTGGCCGCCGGGGCGGGCGCCCTGACCGGGTCCGGCACGCTCGCCGGGGTCGGGGCGGCGCTCGTCGCCGGCGCGGGCGCGCTGACCGGATCGGGGACGCTCGCCGGGGTCGCGGCCACGACCGCGCCCGGAGCGGGCGTGATCACCGGGTCCGGAGACCTGGCCGGCGCCGCCGTCGTGCCCGCGGCGGGGTCCATCGTCGGCTCCGGCACGATCGCGGGCGTTAGCACCAGCACCCCTGCTCCCGAGGTACAAACGAACATGCCGCCAGCTCCGGTGACCCCGTCGAACCAGCCGGCTGCGTCGGCGGTCATCAGGCAGACGTCGTCGCGGTTCAGCTCGGTGTTGTCCCTCGACGACCTGACGCCGAGGTACCTGCAGGACAACTACCTCACCGGGTTCACCATCACCGGGTCCGACGGCCAGCCGCTCCCGCCGAAGTTCTATGAGGACAAGATAGCCGACGCCATAGCGAAGCTGGAGAGCGTGACGCACATCGACGTCTTGGAACGAGACGTCACCGGAGAGAAGCACGACTACCACACGAACGACTACCTCAACTACGCGTACCTGCAGCTGTTCCGCACCCCCTGCCAGTCCATCAGCCAGGTCCGCGCGGTGTACCCGACGGGGCAGGTGATCCAGGTGTTCCCGTCCGAGTGGGTGCGCGTCTACGTCGAGCACAGCCAGATCCACCTCGTCCCGACCTCCGGCTCCCTCGCCCAGGTGATGCTCGGCGGCGGCAACGGGTACCTGCCGTTCATCTTCGCCGGCCTGTCGTACCTGCCGAACCTGTGGGAGGTCGACTACGTCTCCGGGTTCCGTGTGGACGGGGTCCCGCGGGAGGTCGTGAGCGCCGTCTGCAAGCTCGCCGCGATCGAGGTGCTGACCATCGCGAGCGACCTCGTCGGGCCGCTCGGCATCGCGTCTACCAGCCTCGGCATCGACGGCATGTCGCAGTCGATCGCCCGGCAGCTGCCGGCCTTCAAGGCGCGGATCGACCAGTACCGGGTCGACCTCGGCATCCCGGGCCCGGCGCTCGGGGTCGACCCGAAGTACACCACCGGAGAGATCGGGCAGCTCCGCCGCACCTACCTCGGCATGGTAGCGGTGAGCGTCTAGCGATGGGCGGCGTGACCAAGGGCGGGGGCGTCGCTCGAGGGGGAGGGATTCGGATCTCCGTCCCGTCGCCGACAGGCGAGTGGAACCCGCAGTGGCAGGACAACGTCGTCGACTTCGACCGCGACCAGTTCACCCGGTTCATCGCGGACAAGGGGTACGACGTGGTCTGGGAGAAGGCCGTGCTGTGCCCGAACGTGCCAGGCACCGGGTTGTCGCCGCGCGACCACGTGATCGGGTGCCCGGTCTGCGGCGGTGGCGGGTTCATCTACGTCGACCCGCAGCCGACGAAGATGCTGATGCAGGGGATCCGGCTCAACCAGAGCTTCTTCGCGTACGGCCGCTGGGACGTCGGGAACATGCTCGTGACGGCAGAGCCGGAGTTCACCATGGACTACTTCGACAGGCTGACCCTGCAGAACGGCGTCGGGCGGTTCACGCAGCGCCTGGTCCGCCAGCCCGGGGTCGCGGCGGACAAGCTCAAGTACGCGCCGCTGTGCTTCCACCACGTCGCGTGGGTCGACCGATCCGGGACGCTCGTCTCGTTCGCGGACGGTGTCGACTTCCGGACCTCGGCGGACGACTCGTCGGTCGAGTGGCTCGGTCCGGTTCAGCCCGACGCCGGCAGCTTCTACACCGTGTGCTACGACTACCGACCGCGGTACGTCGTCCTCGACCTCGTCCACCACCATCGCGACTCCACCATCGAGGGTCAGCACTACCAGTTCCCGGTGCAGGCGGTGGCGAAGCTCGACTACCTCACGCGGAACGAAGGTGCAGATGCGCGTCAAATTGTCGATAAGAATCCCTTCGAGTAGCAGAGGGTTCCTCGCGGACAAGGTGTCGCGCGCGTACGCGCGCGCCGTAGTCGACGTGGCCGGACCGCGGATCGCGTCCCTCGTCCGCGACCGGGCGTCCGCGGCGGCGGACAAGCTGGCTATGGGCTTCGCGCCGCAGTACAAGGCGGCGCTCGCCGGCGCCGACGCCGTGGTCGTCACGGAGAAGGCGGTGACGATCACGGTCACTGACCCGATCGTGGTCGCGGCCGAGCGCGGCGCCCCGGCGTTCGACATGAAGGCGAAGCTGCTCTCGCGCGGGAAGCCGAGCAAAAGCGGCGGCGTCTACGTGGACGTCCCGATTCGCCACAAGCCCGGATCGGTCCCGCAGGCGATCCGCACGGCGGGCCGCCGGGCGGCCAGGAGCTCCGGTGGCGTCGGCCAGGTCAGGCTACCGGCGAGGACCGAAGGTAGGGTATTCACGCGCGCGCTCCACCGCGGTCCGGTCGCCCAGGCGATCGGGGTCGCGCCGAAGAAGCAGGAGGTCAAGCACAAGCGCGGTGTCCACGACGACCTCGTGCGCAGCGCGACCCGGAAGCGGGGAGGTGGGTTGGTGGTGCGGTATACGACCATACGCAGGATATCGTCGCGCAGCGCGGCGTCGTCGTGGTGGCACCCGGGGTTCAAGGCGCGCCACGTCCTCGACGAGGTGCTGCCGCGATCGCGCCGGGAGATCGCGGCGATCATCCGCGACGCGATCGCGGCGAGGAGCGCGTGATGTCGGACACGGTGTCGAGCCCGAGCAGCAACTTCACGGTCCCGCAGACGCAGCCGGCCGGGCTGCGCATCCCGGAGTTCGCCATCCGCCAGCTCATCGGGTGGGCGATCGGGCGGGTGAGGGAGAAGATCGGGACGCCCGACGACGTCGTCGACCAGCTGTTCGCGTTCGTGCCTCACGACACGCGCGAGCAGTTCAAGCAGTGGCTGCTGCAGAACCAGAACATATATCTGGACGTAAGTTGGCCGAGGGACCCGGTAAGTCTGGCGATGATCGTTGTGGAGCCGCAGTCAGAAGCGGAAGACACCACCAGCACGTTTCTTGGCGACTCTGTCGGCACAACGATCCGCGGGCAGTTCAGCGGACAGACAGTTACAGAATCGCTCGCGTACGGAATTCCAGAGATACATAACACCAACATATACATCGCGTCGGACGACGATAGATTGACGCTGTTCTTGTACACGCTCGTGAAGTTCATCGTGCTTCACAACAAAGCGTCGCTCGATCGGTTCTACGACGTCCACAACCTTAGCTTGTCGGGCGGCGTGCTGGAGCACGACACCGACAGGATGCCGCAGTTCGTGTACTACAGGGTGCTGCAGGCCCGCTACATGACCATCTTCGACTTCAACGGCGACGCGAGCAGCGCGATCGCGTCCGTCAGCTTGGGGCTCAGCGTCGCTGAGTTCATCGACGGCGAGGAGGTCGATACCGTCGTCGAGCCGTCGGTGACCTGATGTAGGCGCCGCGGCCGTGGTAAATGTGCCGAGGGCCCCGCGGTTTTTTGATGTAGGATAGGAGCTGAACTCCATGCCGCAAGACAGCCAGGACGACAAGGAGAAACCCGCCGCGGTCGGTCGCACGTACCGCGACGAGGTGGCTTCGCCGATCACGACGCCCGAGGCCGTCGCCGCGCGCCAGGTGCGCCAGGCGAGGTACCTGGGCCCTGACGCGGTGACCATCCAGGTCTACTTCGTGGTCAAGCAGATCAACAACGTGATCCTCCAGGCGAGCATGCTCGCCTATACAGACGTGCGCACCGCCAGCGTCAGTGAGTTCGATGAGATTTTCGCCAACCACCACGAGGTGAAGTCTTAATGACCACGCAAGTCATGTTCAATGGTCAGGTCATCGTTCGTCCTGGCGCGTACACGCAGATCGACGCGTCGCAGTTCCAGAGCACGGTGCTGCAGGGGCTCGGCATCGTCGGCCTGATCGGGGAGGCGGACCAGGGCCAACCTCGGGTCCCGCTGTCGTTCCTGGCACCGGCCGACGTCAGGAAGGCGTACGTGTCCGGGGACCTCGTCGAGGCCGCCGCGATGGTAGCTGACCCGAGCGGCGACCCTCGCGTCCCGACCGGGGCGCAGCAGATCGTCTGCTACAAGGTCAACGGCGGGACGCGGTCGACCGTGACCAGCGCGCCGTTCACGTTCACGTCTCTGCAATGGGGCATCCTGCAGAACAACATCACCGTGGCGGTGGCGGTGAGCTCCCCGGGGTTCGTCGTCACGGTCACGAACCTCGACGCGTTCGGCGCCCTCATCTCCGAGGTCAGCACGGTCGTCGGCGGTACGGGCAAGTTCACGGTCCAGTATACCGGCGCCGGCTCGGCCGCGACGATGACGATCAACGCCACGACGCTGACCACGACCGTCACGGGAGCCGCCGCCGACAACCTCAGCCTCAGCTTCGCTGATTACCCGACGCTGTCGCTGTTGCTGCAAGCCATCTCGGCGACCGGCAAGTACGCGGTGACCGCGTTGGTCACCAACAGCAACAGCTTCGCGAGCGGCCAGCTCGACGGGGTGACGGCGGTCGACATCAAGACGGCGCTGACCACCGTGTTCGCGAAGAACGCGGACATCGTCAACTGGGTCAACGCGAACAGCCAGCAGATCAGCGCCACGTCCACGGCGGGGGCGGTGGCGTTCACCGGGCCGCTCGCCGCGACCCAGCTGACCGGAGGGACGCGCGGCACGTCGACGAACACCAACTGGGCCGACGGGTTCACCGCGCTGTCGAACGTCCGGATCAACCAGACGATCCCGCTCGCGTCCGCCGACGCCGTCACCGCCCAGGGCACCTTCACGATCGCGTCGATCGCGAGCGCCGCCGTGGCGTACGCGAAGCTCGCGAGCTCCACGGCGGGCCAGAACGAGGTCCAGGCGTGGATCGGCGTGAGCCAGAACAAGACGACCCTCATCGCGACGGCCAACGCGCAGAACAGCGAGCACCTCGAACTGTTTGGGCAGCGGGTGCAGCGCACCGCCAGCGTCGGTGGTCAGACGTACATCGGCGGGTCACTCCTCAACTACACCGCCGGCCAGAGCATCTTTTTCCCGGAGTGGGCGACGGCGTGCGTCGCCGCCGGCATGCGCGCCGGCGCGCCGCTGGGCGAGCCGCTCACCTGGAAGTTCGCCAACGTCACCGGCGTCAGCAGCGACGCCACGTGGTCCGAGCAGAACAACACCGACGTCGTGGCGATGGAGCTGAACGGCGTCTGCGTGGTCAACCAGGTGCGTGGTCGCGGGTTCCGGTTCGACAAGATGATCACCACGTACACGCGGTCGAACAACGACGCGTACACCGAGGAGATCATCGTCCAGGGGTGGAAGCTCGTGGCGTTCAACCTGCGCCAGGCGCTGCAGGACGCGTTCGTCGGCCGCGGCGGGTCGCTGCAGCGGGTGTCAACCGTCCCGGCGGTCGTCGCCACCGTGATGCAGCCGTTCAAGGACGCCGGCCTGATCACCGACAGCACCGCGAACGGTCAGCGCGTCAACGCGTGGCGCAAGGTCAACTGGTCCCTCAGCGGTGACCAGCTGAGGGTCGACGTCACGGTCACCATCACCCCGGGCATCAACTACGTGCTCACCACGATCGTCCTCGTCCCCGCCCAGATCAGCGGCGCGGCGGCGTAGGAGAGGAGCTGACAGATGGCACGCACCGCGCTCCCGCTAGGCCAAGGCACCCGCGTCATATCCGGCGCTCGGTGCGTGTTCCTGTTCAACGGCGAGATCGTCGGATTCGCGTCCGGCGTGTCGGGGTCCGAGGAGATCCAGTACGAGCCGGTCGACACGCTCGACCACCTGGAGGTGCGCGAGCACGTCCCGGTCGGGTACCGGGTCACGCTCGGCGCGCAGCTGTTCCGCACCGTGTCTCAGGGCGCGAGCGACGATGTCAACGCCCCCGGGTCGCTGAAGCAGCAGCAGATCTTCCCGAAGTTCGACCAGATCTTCCGCATCCAGGGCGTCGACGCGGTCATCCAGGACCACCAGGTTACGGGGAAGATCCTCCACCAGTTCCAGACGGTGAAGACGTCGAGCTACAACTTCAACATCACCCCGCGCGGCATCGTCGGCCAGAACGTCAACTTCGTCGCGATCCGGGCGCTCGACGAGTCCGAGGTCCAGCCGTGAGCGATGACGGCAATAAGGACGTAGTCAAGATCGTCGACACCAAAGACGACAAAGCCGTCTCGTTCACGAAGTCGTTCACCGTGACGTGGACGAACGCCGAGACCGGGATCGTCAACGTCGGGACGTTCACGGCGACGCGTCCCGGCCTCGGCGCCATGGGTCAGATCGCCGTCTACAAGGCGAAGCTGAATGGCGGCGAGAAGGTCGACCCTATGACCGACATCATGCATCAGATGATGGCGGACCTGCACTACATCCTGACGGATGTCCCGGCTTGGTGGAAACCGAGCGAGTTCTTCACCGCTAGCCCACTGCGTGACGTGTGGGACCACGTGGTGGCGTGGTCGAGCACCTTTCGAGCACGCGTGGGGTGACGACCGCCGACTGCTGCGCGCCGTAGCAGCTGCCCGGGTCCGCAACGAGTCGCTGCAGCGGTGGTGGTGTAAGAAGTACAACCGGCCACGGAAGGACCCGCTGCTAGCCGAGTACACGCTGGAGGAGCTGATGATCGAGTACCTGGAGGACGTCATCGAGAGCGACCCAGCGGAGGAGTTCCCGCAGAGCGTCCAAGAGTCCGGGCTCTACGTGCACAAGACCGGGGACGCGCTGGTCGACAGGTGGCAGGCGGACGCCGCGCTCGGCAAGGAGATCGACTTCGACGAGGCGTTCAAGGACCCGGAGGCGAGGGAGCAGTGGGAGGCGGTCAAGGCCGCGTCCCGCGCGCGCCACCAGGCCAAGCACGGCGGCGAGGGCGGGCGCTGATGGCCGACGACATCAAGCTCCAGCTCGGGATCGACGTCGAGGCGCTGCAGCGCGCCGCGTCGCAGGCCACCAACGTCCTCGCGCAGACGTTCGAGAAGGGCATCAGCGCCAACCTGCTCGGCAACGGGCTGCTGCCGACGCAGCCGCCGCCGGCGCAGCAGGGCTCGCAGAACACCATCGCCGGGGTGGTCAGCGCGATCCAACAGGTTAACCGCACGCTCATCACCGGGTTCAACGCGCTCGCCGGAGGCGTCTACCTCGGTGGCGGCGGTGGGGGCGTCGGGACTGGAGGCGGCGGCCCCGGCGGCGGGCCGGGCGGTGTCGGACCCGCCGCCGGCCTGGCGCAGCCGGGACCCGGGGCTCGCGTCGGCGGGGGCGGGTTCGGAGGGGCCGCGCAGATCATCTCCCGAGCCGGCGACCTCGCCGCCGCGCTCATGCCGTCGACCATGAAGATGTTCATGGGCGGGTTCTACGGCACCGACGTCATGGGGTTCGTGCACAACCTCGTCAGCCAGATCCCGATCGCAGGCAGCCTGCTCGGCGCGGTCACCGGGCCGTTCCACCAGGTGATGCAGAAGAACGACGAGTTCAAGAACATGCAGTACGAGCTGTTCCGCGACGCCGGCGAGGACGCGATGAACTCGTTCACCAACATGTGGGAGGACGACGACTACAGGGAGCAGTTCGTCAAGCGCTACGGGTTCAGCAGGTCGGAGACGCAGCAGCTCCTCCACTCCGGCTTCCGCCGCGGGCTGAACCAGGGCTCGGGGATGGAGGCGGTCATGAACATGCAGGGCACGCTCGGCCTCGGCCAGGAGACCGCCGAGACGGCGGGTGGTCTCCGCAGGGCTGGCCTGAAGCCGGGCCAGGAGAGCGAGGTCCTGGCGAACGCGATCGGCGTCGCCGTCGCGACCGGGCTGGAGCGCGGTCGCTGGGGCGAGATGCTGACCATGTGGCAGCGGGCGGCCCAGTCGAGCGTCGACACCGACATCGCCTGGAAGGAGGTGGCGTCGCAGCAGCAGTTCGTCGGCAGCCTCGGGGCCCGCTACCAGGGAGACACGCCCGCGTCCCAGTCGATGCACGCCGCGCTCCGGGCGATGGCGAGCAACACGAGCTCGCCGCTGGCGCTCCGCGGCGCGCTGCAGCTGACCGGCGGGGACTACTTCGGCGCGACCGCGCGCATGGCGCGGGCCGGTGAGCAGCCGGACACCGAGCTCGAGGAGCGGATCATCGACCAGATGATGGGCGTCTCGGGCGTGCGCGAGTGGATGTCGATGCCGGACGGCCCGGACGCTGACCGCGCGCTCGACCGCATCGCCGGCGTCGCCGCGACGCTCGGGACGGGGTTGTCGCAGCTCAAGATCGCGACCCTGCTCAAGGCGAGGAAGCGGACCCAGGGTCCGCTGTTCAAGCCGCCGTCGTCCGAGGCCGTCGCGATCGGGATCCAGCAGGTCACCGGCACGGCGCCGCTGCCCGACACCGCGCTCGGCCCGCGGCGGAGCGAGTCCGAGGCGCAGCGCCCGTCCGGGATCTCCGGCATCCAGGAGAACAAGCCGCTCGTGCCGGGCGGTCCGCAGGAGCAGCTCAAGCGGAACCAGGCTGACCGCATGCGCCGGATCCAGGCCAGGGACCCGTCCGCCGGCATGACCGCGGACGAGCTGCGCTCCGGGCAGTTCATGTTCGACTCCGGGTCGCCGGCGCCCGCCGGGAGCGCCGCGCCGTCGCCGGGCACCTCCGGCGCGTCGGGGTCCGGGTACCAGCAGTTCGCGACGCAGGGGTTCGGATCCCCGATCCCGGGCCGGGCGCCGCACCCAGGCGTCGACCTCGCGTTCCCGCCAGGCACCGCCGTCACGTGCCCGGTCGACGGCGTGATCGAGCACATCAACCGGAACGGCGTCGGGCTCGAGGTCGGCGCGGCGGTCCACATCCGCGCCGCGGATGGTGTGCTGTGGAAGCTCTACCACATCGACCCCAAGACCTTCCCGGCGAGCCTGAGCGTCGGGCGCCGCATCTCGCGGGGCACGCCGCTCGGCCGGACGTTCAGCAACCAGTTCTGGCAGGGCCCGGGAGGCCAGCGCGTGCGCACCCACCTCCACGTCGGCCAGACCAGCGCCGGCGGGGTCGGGCTCGACCCGATGCGCCCCGGCGGGATCGCGCCGGGGTCGCTGACCGGCGGCGTCACGGGGTCCGTGGTAGGCGCCGGCGCGGCGCCGTCATCGTCGTCGTCGTCGAGCTCGGCAGGCAACGCGGTCCACGTGACGACCGACGTCAACGTGTACGTGCACCAGGACCCGTCGGGGCGCCCCGTGATCCGCGCGCGCGCCGCGACGCCGTCCGTCGTGAGCTCGCCCGGCCAGATCGTCGGAGGCACGCGGTGAGGGTCGTCCCGTCAGCGGGTGACGTTCGCGACGTCAACAACACGTGTGACGTGCTCCACGTCGCGCGCTCGGCGCAGTTCGACGCCAGCGACGTCCTCAAGCAGATCGTCGCCGCGCAAGGTCTCCTCGCGACCGACGCCGCGCTGCCGGCGGACGTGAACAAGGCGTACGGAGGGCAGACCGGCACGGCGTGGCTCGGCGAGGAGTCGAGCGACGTCATGGCGTGCTCGTGGGCGAAGGACGTCGACGGCGTCGTCGGGGCGCTGTCGGTCCAGCTCAAGCCGCGCGCCCGGTACCTGGAGACGATCCTGCCTGGCGACGTCCTGATCGTGTTCATGAACGACGCTGGGGACTACGAGCCGCGGAACCGCTTCGTCGGCACGCTCGTCGCCGTCGTGGTGGTCGACCGCGTCGCGGAGTCCACCACCGTCCAGCAGCAGGCGACCGTCGACGTCGTCAGCGTCTCCGCCCGGGACCTCGCCGTCGTCCTCTCCGAGTCGTCCACGGTGTTCGACCAGACCTTCGCGCAGGTCGAGAACGCCGCGTACACGGGCGACTTCATCGCCCGGCTGTTCGGGGAGAAGAAGCAGCTCGCGCTGAGCCCGCTGGAGAACGTGCTCATCCTGCTGCTGCTGCTCTACGACGCCGACCAGACGGGGAGCGAGCTCGCGCGCTTGCAGTGGAAGCTGACCGCGTCAGATGGTTCGTCGAGCCCGGCGCAGCTGATCAGCTTACTCGACGTCACGTCCTACGTGCAGAATCCGCTGCCGTTCTACGCGGTCGCCGAGCCTCCGGGCATCATCCAGGCTGGGAACGTGTGGTCGCTGCTGGAGAGCTACGCCAACCCGGTGGTGAACGAGTTCTTCATCGACGTGCGCGACGTGTCAGCGCAAGAGAGGAAGTTCAGAGACCTGGTCGCGAAGGCATCCAGGGATAACTTCTATGCAGACAATCCTGACGATTTGGTGAGCCAGGACACCACCGTGAAGACCGTCCTCAACAGCAACCTGTTCCGGTCGAGCTCGACGCGGACCGCCGGCGGCGCCACCGCGTCGAGCTTGGCGGACGGGACCTCGGTCGTCGCGCTCGTGTTCCGGCAGCGCCCGTACGACGCCGACGCCTTCAACGCGTTGCCGGTCACCGAGGTCGACTCCACCGAGGTGGAGTCGAGCGAGCTCGCGCGCTCATCGCACGACGTCTTCAACTGGTTCCGCGTCCGGTTCCCGGGGCTGGACGTGAAGCTCCAGGAGGTGGTCGCCGGGATCCGCACGGTGCCGCAGTCGGTCGCCAAGTTCGGGTTCCGCCGCATGGAGGCCGAGACGCGCTACATGTTCGCCTCGAGCGCCGCCTCGGTGACGTTCAGCAAGGGCAGCACGAAGACCGACTTCGGCGACGTGTTCCGGCAGTACGTCAACTTGCTGTCGACCTGGTACGCTCAGAACGAGTCCTGGTACGCCGGGACGCTGACGATGCGATTCTGCCCGAGCATCCGCGTCGGTACGCGCCTCCGGTTGTTCCGCCGCGGGTTGACCTACGACTTCTACGTCCAGGGCGTGCACCACTCGTTCAGCAAGGAGCCCGGGAACAGCCACAGCTCGCTCACGCTCACGCGCGGGCGCGTCGTCAGCAGCGCGACCGTGCCGCTCGTCCCGGTCGGCGACTTCCAGCACGACGGCTTCGCGATCACCGGAGGGTCCCAGTGACGACGGAGTGGACCCACGACGGCCACCCCATCCAGGCGGGAGCTACGCGTGGCGAGTACGCGCTGGCGGGCGTGCGGGCGCACTTCTCGATCATGGACATGCGCGAGATGGTCGTCACCGCGAGGTACTACGTCGACGACCCGCGCAACCGATCGAAGCGGTTCGTCGAGTACACGTGCCGCGACCTCCACACGGGGGAGCCCTACCCGGGGTGCCGGCAGCTGTCGCAGATGAGCGGGGTCGAGGACGGGGACGACAGCGTGCTCCGGCCGACGACGTCGTTCCTCTCGGGGACCACCGGAGCCACGGGCGCCCTCGCCAACGAGCACACGCCGGCGAACGACGTCGACGGGGACCAGGTCCTCGTCGGGTTCATCTCCGGGTCCCGGTCGCGCCCGGTGATCGTCGGCGTGTTCCGGCACTCCGGGTCGCAGTACGGAGCCACCGCCGCGCAGGGTGAGCGCAGGCTGACCCAGCACAAGGGCACGAGCATCGAGATCGCGTCCAGCGGCGAGTACCGCATCAAGCACAAGAGCGGGTCGATGGTCGCTATGCTGGACAGCGGCGACGTCCAGGTGCGCCCGGCGCCGGGCAAGAAGCTGTACCACGGCGACGTCGGCGCCGCCGAGAACCACGTGCTCGGCCAGCAGCTCAAGGCGCTCATGTCGGACCTCATCGACGCGCTGCTCGCCGCGACGTACCCGACCGGCGTCGGGCCGTCGGGTCCGATGCTGCCGCCGTCGTCCGCGACGCTGACCAACCTCAAGGCGAACCTCGACTCCATCCTGAGCAACATGGCCTTCACGCAGAAGGACCAGGGCTGATGGCGATGTCCCAAGGAGCCCTCGCGGCCCAGCTGGTCAACCTCGCGCCGGCGGCGACCGAGGCCGCCGCGATCGCGACGCTGGCGGACGCGTACGCCGTCTTCGCCGGCGACGCCGTCGCCGGAGCGGTGCCGATCACCCCGGCCGGGGTCGGGCTCGGGAAGGCCGCGATGCAGCTCGCCCTCGTCGGGATCAGCACCCCCGGAGCTGGGTCGGCGGTGTTGACCGGCGCGGTCCAGGCGTTCTGGGCCGCGGTGGCTGGGGGTCTGGCGACGTCGTTCGCCGGCGCGACGGCGATCGTCCCTCCGCCGCACGCGGGGCTGCAGGTGCTGCTCGACGCGACGTTCGCCGCGAACACCGCGTCGCAGGCGAGCCAGGCCGCGGCCACGGACGCGGTCGCGACCGTGCTCTACAACCAAGCTATAATCGGCGGCACCGCCACGTTCCCGGGACCCGTGGTGTCGCCGATATCGTAGCGAACAATGCCGCCGTTCATACCTTCACAGCAGCCAGACGACGCCCGGGGCCGGCGCTACGCGAAGGCGTACAAGTACGTCTTCGCGATGCTGAAGGCAGGCGAGGACCTCACGACGCTCGACCAGAACAGCGGCGCGTTCAGCGCGACCTCCATCATCGACGAGGGCCGGTTCGTGTCTCTCTCCCTGCCGCAGCAGCTGCAGCTGCGCGGCCCGTTCGCGACCTCGGTCACGGTGATGCAGGACGGAGGTAAGACGATCGAGTCCAGAGGGCAGGTGCTCAGGCCGGGGTCGATCTCCGGGACTTCAGGGTTCTTGCCTCCGAACTCGGCGGTGTCGCTGCAGCCGTCGTTCGGCCGCCTCACGCCGAACGTCGCAGACCTCGACGGCCAGCTCGGAGCGATATCTGGATACATGCAGTTTCAGAAGCTTCGCTATTTGTTCGACCTGTACGGCGACGAGCGGAGGCGCGGTAACTTGGACGTGACGTTCTACTTCTTCGACTACAAAAACGATGATTTCTGGCGCATCGAGCCGCAGTCGTTCGACATGACGCGTTCCAGCCACCGCCCTATGTCGTACGAGTACAGCATCCAGTTTCAGTGCATCGAGCGCGCCGACACGACGGGCAAGAACGAGGAGGTCAATCCGGTGTCCGGAGCGTCGCCGGTCATCGCGGGCAACGCGCGGCTGAACACGAACAACGTCGGCGGCGCCTTGGCCAAGATCGCGGGCGGGCTGAGCGCGGCGTCGAAGACGTCGATCCTGGTCACGGTCGCTCGGTTCGGCGACATGGTGACGAGCGGTCTCGACTTCTTGAAGCTCACGGACGCGGTCGTGCAGCGCTCGTTCCAAGCGACGCTGAACAAGCTCGACGCGGTGATCGGGTTCTTCGCGAACGTACACGACACGTTCTTCGCGCTGCTCGAGACGGTGCCGACGCTGATGGCCCAGCTGAGCAGCTCGCTCGACGGGTTGTTCAACACCGTCCACAAGTTCGCGCCCGACAACATCGCTCAGGAGATCAACGCGTGGGCTCTGGAGGTGACGCGACTGTCGGACCGCATGATGGTCCAGGTCAGCACGCTCGTGGCCTCGCAGCCGCAGCGCGACGTGCGGGACACCGACCAGCGGTTCTCGCAAGGCCGGATGAAGCAGGGGTCGACGACCGACCTCATGCGCGAGCCCGCCGGCAGCGCCGGCTCGCTGGACGCGAACCCGTTCATCGGGTCGTCCGGGTTGGCGCTGGTGACCGACGTCGAGAAGCTCGCTGACGCCTCGCAGCACGTAACGGTCACCATCAACGATGGCGAAGACGTGTACGCACTGGCTCGTCGCGTGTTCGGCAGGGTCGAGCGCTTCTCCGACATCGTGCTGCTGAACAAGCTGGAGTTCCCGTTCATCGTCGCCGACGCCGGGTCGAAGCCGTCGAACACGCTCGCGTGGGGCGAGCGCGTCCTCGTGCCGGCCCCCGCGAAGTCGATCGCGACCGCGTTCGCTGGGGTCGGTGCGTCCGACGCCCCGTCGACGTCCGGCGTGGTCGACACGTCCGCCTCGTTCGACAAGTTGATCGACAGCACCGCCGAGTGGATCACGGACCAGTGGGTCGGCTACTCGGTGACGGCGACCACCGGGTCGTCTCAGCAGACGCTGGTCTGCGCCGCGAACACGGTGAACCAGCTCACGCTCAACAGCAGCTGGGTCATCACGATCACGCCGGGAGTCACGACGTACACCGTCGCATACGTCCAGTTCGACCCGCGGCGCCCGGTGACCGCGGAGACGCGGGCGTACGGCGTCGACCTGCTCGCCGTGTTCGGTGCGGACGGTCGCTGCGACCTCGCGCTCGGTGCCACGTCGGACTTCGCTACCGCGAGGGGCCTCGACAACCTGTTCCAGGCGATAACGCTGCGCTCGCGGTGCCCGCTCGGCGAGCATCCGTTCCACAGGTCGTACGGGATGATTGCCCCGATCGGCCGCCCGTTCACCGACGACGTCGGCGTCCTCTACTCGTTCTTCATCCGCCGGTCGCTGCTGTCTGACCGCCGCGTCGACAAGGTCCGCAACGTGCAGCTCAGCGTCGCCAACGACGTGGTCACGGTGAGCCTCGAGTTGCAGCCAGTCGACGCCCGCGTGGCGCAGCCGATCACCATCCAGGTCGGAGCATAGCAGTGCCAACATCCATAAGATTCCTGACCTACCCGGAGATACTGGCGGACATGTTCGCGCACGCGCAGGCGTCGCCGGTGGCCGGCGGTCTCGGGCCGAACATCGACCTCACGCCGGGGTCTCTGGTCCGCACGATCCTCGAGTGCTCGGCGCTCTCCGACGCCGACCAGTACGTGCAGATGAGCCGGTTGCCGAACCTGTTCTCCCTCGACAAGTGCCGCGGCGACGACCTCGACGAGCGCGCGGTCGAGATCGGGTCCGATCTCATCATCGATCTGCGGCGCCGACAGGCCAACACGAGCGTCGCCTCGATCGTGGTCGGCAACGGGACCTTCCTCAGGACGACCACGCTCGCGTCCGACGTCAACTACAACAGTGCCACGTTCGACGTGGTCGACGGGTCTGCCTTCCCGACCTCCGGGGCGATCACCATCAACGCGGGGGCCCCCAACGAGGAGGACCTGATCTACACGCGCTCCGTGAACACGTTCACGGTGGTGCTATCTGGGACGTCGCCCGTGCTGCAGCGGAGCCACGCGAGTGGCGAGGTGGTGACGAGTGTGTCGATCCGGTCGACGCTCGCCTCGACCGTCAGCGTCGGCGCCCTCACCGCCACCCTGCTCGCTGGCACCGGGTCTGCGTGGAGCACGTCGGGGACGGTGATATTCGACCGATCCACGACGTCGCAGGAGAAGGTGTCGTTCACGCGGTCGGGCGACGTGCTGACGCTGGGGTCGCCGGCGACGTTCATCCACGCTGCAGGGTCCGTTGTGATCCAGGGGACGGACGGGACCGACCACGTCATACCCGTCGGAGCCCAACCGCGCGTGCCTCCGACGCCGTCATCTGCGCAGGTCAACTTCGTGGTGCAGTCGCCGGGCGGCACGCTGTTCGACGGCGACTTCGTGTCCGGCCTCATCCCGGTGAGGTCGGTGCTCGTCGGCGCGTCGACGCGCGTCGGCGCGAACCAGATCACGCAGTGGACGACCCCGCCGTTCGCCGGCGCCACCGTGACCAACCCTGCGTCCGCCACGCGCGGCGCGGACCGCGAGTCCGACGACAACTACAGGCAGAGGATCAAGGACACGATCCAGAGCTTCTCCGGCGGAGGCACGCCGCTGTCGATCACCACGAAGGTGAAGGACCTGGTCGATCCGGAGACCGGCGCCTCCGTCGCGTTCGTCCAGCTCGTCGACCCGGTATCGGCGTCCGGCCGGGGCCTCCTCTACATCACCGACGGCACTCCGGGGTTCTCGCTGGGGCAGCAGCCGTTCCTCGGCCGCGACGTCATCATCTCGGACGCTGTCACGGGGGACGCTCGAGGTAAGCTCGGCACGTACGGGCCGCCGTACAACTACTCCACGGTCGACCCCGTCGCGCCCCGCCTGTTCTCGAGCGCGACTACGGTCCGAGGGACCTCCACCTCCGTCGGCGTGAACTTCCTGGAGGACACGACGCAGAGCATGGTGACGAACGCGTTCGCGGGCATGTGGCTGAAGACCGGCGACAACGTGTTCCGCAGCGTGCTGTCCAACACGTCCGTCCGGTTCATCTTCACGAACGGCGACGTGCCGAGCCCCGGCGTCTACTCGGTCTACGACCTCTCCGGCAGCCCGCTCACGCCGGGCACCGACTTCGAGTTCAACCCGTCGACAGGTGACCTGGAGCTCGCCGCGTCGCTCAGCACGCACGACGGGCTCGTGGCGGCGAACGACGGCGCGTCGTCGTCGCTCGGGGCGTACCTGTACTCGAGTGGCCTCGCGGCCTACGTGCAGCGGGCGGTCAACGGCGACCCCGCTGACTTCAGCACCTTCCCCGGCCTCCGCGCGGCCGGGTCCCAGATACTCGTCGCGGTGCCGACCACGATCACGCAGGCGTTCGTCATCTCGGTCGTGCCGACCGTCGGCTTCACGGTCACGCAGCTCGTGACTCCCGTCCAGGTGGCGGTGCAGACCATCGTCAACTCGAGCGGCATGGGGGCCCGGGTGACGCTATCGGACCTGATCGTCGCCATCAAGGCCGTCCCCGGCGTCGGCGACGTCACGATCATCATGCCGCTGGCGAACATCTCGGTGCCCAGCGGAACGCTCATGCGAATCACGCCAGCTGACGTGACGCTGGTCTAAGAAGAGGAACGCTCACCATGGCTCTCCCGACGCCGTCCACCACGTACAGCTTCCAGATCAACCAGCGGATCACGTTCGTGTCGTTGAACGACACGTCGGCCCGTCTCATGTTCGGCGTCAAGGCCAAGCTCAAGACCAACGGCTACACCGTCAAGGGCAGCTGCGACGGGACCACGGGCGCCATGGACGGCGTAGATCGCTGGTCGACCAGCGCCAACGCGGCGACTCGCGGCGCCGCCGCCGGCAACGCGCAGAGCTGGGTCGTGCTGACGGACGCTAACGGCGTCAACGTCCTCGTCGCGTACCAGGGCGCGTCCGACGACGTCTTCCGGGTCAGCTTCAGCCCCGGCGGCTTGTTCGTCGCGGCGGGCTCGCCGAACCAGCAGCCGACCGCCACCGACGAGCAGGTCATCTGCTCGGCGACCAGCATGGTCAACAACACGGCGTCGGCCGACCGCGTCTGGAACTGCATCGTCCGGTCCGACAACCGAGGGTTCCGGGTCAACGTCGCTCGGCAGGGGTCGTGGGTCGGCCTGGTGTGGGGGGTCGAGCAGGTGACGTCGACCGTCGTGACGGCGACGTTCAACCCGCCGGTCTGGGGCTTCGCGTTCACCCCGGCCAACCTGGCCGGGACGAGTTTCAACGCGGCGTTCTCGGTGAACGCCCGCGGCGGGCTCGCGAGGACCGTGGTCGCCAGCACGCCGTTCTCCTGCCAGTGCGTCGCCGGCTACGAGGTCTGGGCCGCGTCGGTGGCGCTGTTCGGGAACACGCAGCCCGAGCTCCAGGGGTCGGTCGGGTACCTCATCCAGCCGGTGTCGATCGCGACCACCACGAGCGGTGCGCAGGGGAAGGTCGGCAACCTCGTCGACTGGTGGGTCGGTCGCTTGAGCGGCGCCGCGGACGGCGACGTGTACGGCTCCAACCAGTTCGTCGTGGTCGGCTCCGCCGGCGGCGCCGTTTGGGCGTGGGACGGGCTGACCACCCCGGTGCTCACCTGATGGCGACCCAGCCTGGCACCCTGCTGCCGCTCATCAACCTCTCGGCGGGAGGTGTGGCGAGGACGAGCGTCCGCGGGACGGCGTTCCTGGTCGTCGGGGGCGTCTCGGCGACCGTGCTCCCGGTCGTATCCGTCAGCACGCCGCTGCCGCCGGCGACCACGACGACGCCGATCATCGTGACGGTCGTCGGCGGCAACATCAACGTCCCGATCCGTCGCGCGTGGATCGACGTGGCGTTCCCGGGGATCCTCGCTAGCGAGGTCGTGCACAACGGGTCGCGCTTCGGCGCGTTCTACTCGAACGGCATGAACTCCCGGGTCGCGTACGCCGACACCCTCGGGCGCGTCGGTTACAGGTACACGCTCCTCCGCGACGGGGGCTGGCCGGCGGGGTCCCTGCCGCTGACCGCGTCGTTCACGATCAACGCGGTGGACACTCTCGGCAACGGCACCTGAAAGCAACAAGCGAGGTATCGCCATGAAACGCTTCAGCAAGTATAGGATATCAACGCTCGCGATCGCCTTGGTGCTCGTAGCTGCCGGGGTCGGGCGCGCGGTCGCGAACTTCGTCGACGACAACACTGCCCTGCCGGGACCGAAGACGGACAGGATACCCGTAACCAACCCGACGCAGCAGTGGAGCGCCGCCGACGCCAACGCCGTGTTCAACGCGTTGAACGACCTGAGGACGGTCGCGAAGCGCGGCACCGTGAACATCAAGGCGTACGGCGCGGTCGGCAACGGTTCCACCAATGACCGTGCCGCCATCCAAGCAGCGATCAACGCCAACCCCGGCAAGACGATATACTTCCCGAAGGGGAACTACCTCGTAGACGCCACGATCACCATCAGCGCGAGGTTCACGCACCTCGTCGGTGACTTTGGCGGGAGAGCTTCGGACGGCGGGTCCGAGATCCAGTGCGTCGGGACGGGCAACTGCATACAGATCGGCACGGACAACGGGCACGCGTGGGACGTCGGGGACTACGACGGGCCGCAGGACCACCTGATCGAGAACCTGTGGATCCGCCACGGGGCACCCGACACGCAGCTCGCCAGCATCGGTCTGCCGTGCGGGGTCGGGCTCCACTACAAGGCGGGGGCCTACGGGGTGTGGGACTGGCGCGGCGGCGGGATCGTCATGCGCAACGTCGGCCTCGAGCACTTCGAGGCCAACTTCGTCGGCATACAGTCCGACCTGAACGCGTTCTGGTACGTCCAGAGCAACTACTCGAAGTACGGCCTCTACTTCGGTCCGCGCTCTGACCAGAACCGCGTCTACTTCGCGACGTCGATCTTCTGCGACCGCGCGATAACGATCGACCGCGCGGGGCAGACCGAGATCATGAACGGGTCGTTCGTCTTCTGCGGCACGGACACGTCCAGCCACATCGAGGTGAGGCGCGGATCCCACGGGGTGCTGCTGAGCGGCAACTGGCACGAGAACTCGGCGGCGACGGCGTGCTTCGGGTTCCAGGGCGGGATGCAGTCGTTCGTGTCCGTCGGTGAGGTTGACGGCTACGGCGCCGGCGGCTCCATCCAGTCGCCCGGGGCCGGGACGTCGACCGCGGTGGCCGGGACGACGCTCGACTACCCGCACCTGTATAACTTGCCACCCGGCAGCGGGCACACGCTGTACCTCGCGTCCGTCGGCAAGGTGAACCAGTTCACGTTGCGCCGCCCGTCCGAGTACATCAACAGCGGGCTGTCGAGCTTCGACGCGCTCGTCGCGATCCAGTCGGGGCAGGTTCCGACGACGACCGACACCCAGGTCGCCGTCTACGACATGCCCGACACGATGACGCGGACGCAGATCTTCCAGAACCTGGGCGGAGGGGCAGTCACCGCCGCTATCCAGAGCGGCAAGGTGCACGACAGCGTCACGCTCGGCCTGGACACGACGGCGACGCACACGTTCCGAGGCACCATCGTCCAGGACGCCCCGGAACGTGGCACGGCGTTCACGACGAACAACACGAAGACGGGCCAGACGGTCGGCTCCGTCGTGTGGAAGCTCAACACGACGGGTTCGTCGTTCGACACGACGGCCGGAGCTTTGTTCCCGGTCGCGCTCTCCATCACCGACGCCGCGACGCGCTCGGCCGGCGCCAACTCGGTGGGCAAGACCGGCTTCTCCGTCGACGTGCTCAACGGCCAGAGCAACACCGCGATAACGACGGTCCGGGGAGACAATCGCTTCAACACCACGAGCGGCATCACCGAGTTCGCCAACGCCGTCTACTACTCCAACGAGATCGCGCCCACCTCGCTCAGCGCCGACCAGACCGACTACAGCCCGACCGGGCTCGCCAGCGCGTCGCTGATCCTCGTGACGTCGTCGGTCGCTGTGAACATCAACAGCCTCGCGCTCAACGCCAACTCCGCGGGCGGCCGAGACCTCGTGATCCGCAACGACAACGCGAGCGGCGGCAGCAACGTGACGCTCAAGGACGAGGCCGCGGCGCTCGGCACGGCGTCGATGCGCTTCGCCGGGCGTGCGCACGCCGACACCGTCCTCACGCCAGGCACCTCGGCCAGGCTGAGGTACTCGATCCTGAAGACGCGGATCCTCGTCATAGGAGACACGCTGTGACCCGGGAGGACTCTCGTGGGTAACCTCGCCGGCGACCTCGCGTTCGACCTCGGAGGTTCGACGGGGGACAGCTACAAGGCGAAGCTGATGCGCCGCATGCTGCCGCCTCCGTACAACAGGGACTACAGCTCGGTCATCGGCGCCCTGATAACGGTGATCGGGCAGAGCGACAACCTGATCGGCGGTCTCTTCGGGACCGCCGACTTCCTGCCGGACGAGGTGTGACGTGGGGTCAACCGAAGCGGCCATGAGCGTGATCCAGCAGGTCCGGCGGACCATGCTGGTCAGCACCGCCGGAGGCGTCTACCTGGACGCGGTCGGCAACAACCGCGGCGTACCTCGTCCGGAGAACACGAGCGACGACGAGCTGTACCGCCGCCTGGTCAAGGTGCTCGCGTGGCTCCCCAAGTCGATCCTGCTCTCCTACTACGCGCTGCTCGCGGCGGTGTTCGGGTCGCAGGCGCAGGTCGCGTCTCAGATCGGCAGGCCGTGGAGGGTGTACGAGGTCGCCGCCAACGAGGTCATCATCGAGTTGCCGGCGGCGCTCATAGCCGGGACGATCGAGACCGCGTCCTACGTGCACGGCGCCAGCGGGTACGCGCGCGTGCCGTCTGGTTCGTCGAACGTGTTCACGACCGACTTCGACCTGAGCGCGTCCTCCGCGGTCTCGGTGGTTGGCCTGGCCGTCTACGTCGAGACGGCGCCGGGTACCTGGACGAGCTACGTCGTGGTGAACTACTCGTTCGCCGCGGGCGCGGCGACGGTCCAGGTGAACGCCTCGACGCTGCCGACGGGTGGCGGGCGGTTCTACCTGGAGGTCCCGGGAGACGAGGTCGCCAGCTACCGCGGAGACTACGTCGCGACGAGCGGGGTCGGGTCGCTGTACTCGACCGCGGCCGGCCCGGCGACGAACACGCTCTCGGTGGTCGGCGACGTCACCGGCTCGACGCGGCCGGGGATGTCGGTCCAGATAAGCGTCAACGGGGTGTTCCAGGCGCGCGTCGTCGGCGGTTTGTCGTACAGCAGCGCCACCAACGTCAGCACGGTGACGGTCACGACGACCGACGTGCCCGGCGGTCAAGTCAACCAGGCGTTCGTCGTGCCGCAGGAGATAGCCGACACCGCGACGACTCCGCCGCACAGCGACCGCATATACTTGACCGGGACAGGTCTCTACCAGATCGTCCAGTTCTACCTGGACCTGCTGGTGCGCGCCGCCGGGGTAACCGTCCGCCTCATGATCGTCTAGGAGGTAAGCATGTCGACTGGAGACGTCATCAACCCGAAGCGCGTGCGCATGCAGGCCAACGAGCGGTTGGACCAGGTCGACGTCGACGCGCTGTCCATCGCCCCGAGGGAGCACCTCGACGCGTACGCCCGCGCCGTCGAGGCGGCGCCCCGCAACGTCGGGGCGACGACCCCGACCGGGCTCATCTATCAAGGGTTCGGGATGACGCTCAACCCGACCGCGCCGACCGACGGCAAGATCCGCGTCCAGTCCGCGCTCGGGGTCGCGTTCGACTCCAACGGGCGGCTCCTCGTGAAGGAGGCCGGTACCCAGGTCGACCTGACGCTGTCGGTCGGGAACTCTCAGATCTACGCGTACTACATCGAGAACAGCGACGACACCACCGTCCGCCGCAGCATCCCGGTGTCGTCTCCTTACCTGGAAGGTCCGTCGTCCATCGCGACCAAGCTGAAGGGCGGCGTCGCCTTCTTCGTGCGCGCCGGAGACCAGACGTCGATCGTGGCCAGCGACGTGATCAACGGGGCGACGACGGCCCTCTGCTTCCTCGGCGTCGCCAACAACTCGGGCGGCACGGTGACGATGACCGGGTACAACGGGACCACCGCCCCGAACGGCGTGTTCGCGACCAACAGGGTCACTTCGGTCGCGCTCCCGTCCACGCTGCCGACCGTGAACACGATGAACGGCCCGGTTGGCACGATGCAGGACCTCGCCAACGTCGCGCTCTACATGATCGGGCAGGCGATGTGGAGAGGCTCGAGGAACCTCACGCCGAGCGCGTCGAACAACTTCGGGGCGTTCTCCCTGCCGACGGCGGGGCTCGACGGGATGTTCAACGCACAGACGGAAGCTACCGTGACTCCGGTGACGAGGTGGCGCGACTGGCAGGGATTCACCCGCTCCGTCGTCGACCACAGCGGCTACCGGATGGGGCAGGTCACGGAATACGATCAGAACTGGGCGTCCGGAGGGGCGAAGGTGGTCTCGTGCTCGATGATGTCGGCGGGCACGGCCATATCGAGCACTGGCACGAACGGCCCGCAGGTCGCGTCCGGCGCCAACGGGGGCGGGGTCCTGCTGAGCGGCACGGGGGTATCCGCGTGGGGCATCTCGCTGCACGGCCTCAACCCGGGGATGACGGTGACGCAGTTCCAAGCCGCGTACATCAGCGTCAGCGCCAGCAATCAGTTCTCGTTCCGGGTCTACACGGAAGACGCAGGGGACGCGTTCACCGCGTCGGGGATTAGGATCGCCGAGGTGGTCAACCCAGGAACCCCGGCTCCGGGTGTGAAGACGCTCGCGGTGATCACCGGAGGCTCCGGAGCCTCCGGGTCGATGCTGCCGTGGACTGTCCCGCCGCAGGGGTCGCTGTCCGCGCACTGCGCCGTGTCGGCAGCTCCGGCTACGATCCTCTGGACGAACGTCGTCGCGACGGTGATCGCCGACCCGGAGGGTTGGCGCTGGACGTCGATCAACGCGAACACGAACGCCGGGTTCGGACGGCGCACGTACTCGAACCCGAGCGCGAGCATCAACCAGCGGTCGGTGACGCTGTCCGGGCAGGGCGGCAACTCGTCGTCGGGTAGCGCAACGCTCACCGCCGAAGCGTACGAGTGCTTCCTCAACGCGGACGTCGCGTACGTCCAAGAGTGGATGCTCGCCACGGGAACGATATCCGACGCGACGAACAACCGCCTGTTCGCGATCGGCATACAGAACAACAACGGTGGGTCAGAGAACAGGTTCGTCTACTTCTACAACCAGAACACGACAGCGAATTGGCAACTCCGCGTCGTCGGTTCTTCTACAACGGACACGGACACGGGTGTCGCGATCGCGGCGAACACGACGTACCGTATGCGACTCGAGATCCTCGGCGCGAACGTGTCCACCGCGGGGTCCACCAACTTCAGGGTCCGAGCGTTCATCAACGGCAACAAGGTGGTCGACATCGTCGTGTCGACGCTGCCCGTGGCTGACATGATCCGTCCCTACATGCTCGTCGGGACCACCAGCGCTTCCGGGGGCCCCTACAGCTACAGCGTCGGGCGTCTGCGCCGCGCCTGGAACCACCTGCTCAACGGTGACAACCTGTAGGTCGTGGTAGATCTTAAGCAGGAGGTGCACACATGTACGTTGTACGCGGCACGCCAGTGAACATCAATGGTCGAACCGGGGGATCACCGGGTCCCGCGACGACGACCGCGGTGCGCGTTCCGATGCCGGTCCCGGCCGGTCGCGCGAAGCTATCCAACCCAGCGGGGCCCCAGCTGATCGCGCCGTCGACGACGTTCGCCCGCTATATCCGAATCCGTAACCTCGACGCGACGAACAACCTCCTCGTGAACTTCCTCGACGGGTCGCAGATCACCGTCTTGAAGTCATCCGAGGAGGAGTTCAGCGGGACGATCTCGTGGATCGTGGTCCAGGCGTCGGCTGCCACGGTGCAGTGGGAAGCGCACGCGATCGTCGCGTAATTTCCCGCACTGATTTCGTGTGCAGCGTAATGTAGCACGGCTCGGCGCCGACTCCGCTGGTGAAACTGGAGGTTAAGCGGTACTGATCATGAAGGTGGTCCACGCAGTATGTGACCACCAGGGTGCTCACATTCAGCCGAGGGAGTCAGATGCCCAAGCGACCAACGAGGCCGTCGATGGTGGTTCCGACTCTCAACGACGGGACCGATCCCGGCAGCCGCGCCTGCGTCCCCGGCCGCACAGCCCTCGCCAGGATAGAGCAGCTGTCGCAGCGGCTGGAGGAACATGCAGAAGAAGACGACGAGAAGCTGATCGCTGTCCGTGACGAGATCCACGAAGTGCGCGGTGACGTCAGGGAGATCAACGTCAAGCTCGGAGATATGCGCGTCGACATGGCTAAGACTCTTGCAACCGTTAACAACATGAGTTCGGCGATGACCGAGCAGCAAGAGATCAAGCGCGTCAGGATGATCTCTGCCATCGAGACAAACAAGGCTGAGAAGATCGCGGAGATCGACGACGAGCGAGACCGTAAGAAGGCGAAGCGGGCCCTCTGGCTGAAGATCGGCTTGGTGCTGCTCGGTCTGGTCAGCACCGGCGCCGGCATGCTCATCGAGCACTATCGCTGACGTGGTACCATCCGCCCATGAGCGGTGAAGTGCTGTGCTCCTCGGTGCTCGACGCCGCGATCGCGGTCGCGGACGTGTCGAGTTTCGGTGACCTGACCGCGACGGTCGTCGCGGCGGACCCCGCGATGGTCGCCGACGTGGAGGGCGCGTGAGCTGCTCCCACCCGCAGGCGCCTGCGGTGGCGCTCCACGTCACGCGTGGCGCGAGCAAGGTGTTCCTGTTCACCGTGCGGCTCGCCGCGGGCAACCTGATCGACCTGACCTCGGCCAAGGTGTGGTTCACGGTCAAGAACCGCGTCGAGGACGTGGTCGTCCTGATCGCGAAGAAGAACACCGCGGCCGGTGGCGTCGACAACCAGATCCTCGTCACCACTCCGCAGACCGGCGCCGCGCTGGGGCAGTTCCGGGTGTTCATCGATCCCGCGGACACCGCGCTGCTCGATCCGCGCGAGACGTACTGGTGCGACGCGTGGGTGCAGCTGCCCGGCGGCCCTCCGATCAACCGTCAGCAGGTGATGACCAACCGGCAACTCATCATCGAACCGACCGTGACAACGTCGTTCTAGGAGGCACCGTGACGATATCGGGGACCGCTCAGCTCATCGGCCGCTTCAGGTACATGTCGCTCGTCCCGAGCACCGACACGTCGTCGAACCCGACGTGGCTATCCGACGTGCTGGAGACCATGGCGTGCTCCGGCCGCAAGGAGGAGGAGTACACGCTCGTCGCCGACGGCGACACCGCGGTCAGCTTCGGGTCGATCGCCACCGCCGGCGCCTCGCTCGTCGTCGTCAAGGTCATGCCGTTCGTCGGCGTCCCGCCGTCGCCGGGGTTCCCGAACGGTGTGCCGGCGGCGCCGAACCCCGTCGTCGTCAAGCTGACGAGCGGAGCGGGGTCCGCGACGATCCCGGTCGATCCGTTCGCCGTCTTGTTCGCTGTCGGCGTGCCCTACACGGCGATGACCGTCGCGAGGGCGGCAGGCGTGCAGACGACGGTCAGGATCCAGCTTTTCTCCGCCGGATCGTGAACGTCGACGTTCACGTTGACGATGTCAACTCGAAATTGTAGTCTTCTCTCATGGATTCCAACAGGGTCGCGAGGCGAGCCCGAAATCGTGCCAAACGTTCCAGGCAGCGTGCCGCAGCGGCTGAGACTCGCCTCATGGCCGCTCGTGTCCGTATCGGTCCGGATCCCTCAACTCGTGTCGTCGACGAGTCGTCGTTGACGCGGCGCCCTTTCGAGAAGATGGTGGCTGACTACCGGGAGACACCTGTGTCGTGGCGTGACGTGTGGGGCGAGTAGTCGGTGAGCGGCGCGCCACGGTCACGCGACTGAGCAACGTGCGTTGCCGCGTATCGTTCAGCTACCCGGACCTAGTCGACGCTGACGCTGGCAAAGCGCGCAAGAAGATCCTCGGGTTGCTGGACGACGCGCTCGCCATCGAGCAGAAGGGCGCGCACTTCAACCCGACCGTGCAGAGCGGGCTGTGGGACGGGCGCAGGCACGTCTTCCACAAGAACGACGACGACGGGACCTTCCCGGCCGGGGTCGCCAGGCGCGTGAAGGCGCTGCTGCGCGAAGCTGGGTACCGGGTGATGAGGACGCGGGACGACCGCGCGAGGACGCACGGGCCGATCCCGACGGAGATATCCGACGACATGCTCGCCGGAGTCACCCTGCGCCCGGACCAGCTCAGGGTCATCGCGGCGGCCCTCGAGAACGGTTGCGGGCTCCTCCACGTGGCGACCGGAGGCGGGAAGACGGAGATCGCGGCGGCGATCATCAAGACCCTCAACCAGGCGGCCTCGCGGCGGTGCCTGTTCCTGGTCCACACGAAGCAGCTGCTCGGCCAGGCTCGCGAGCGCATCGCGCTCCGCCTCGGCACGATCGAGGAGCACATCGGCGTGATCGGCGACGGGAGATTCGACCCGAAGCACATCACGATCGCCACCGTGCAGAGCTTGACCCGGGTGCGGAACGACACGCAGAAGAAGGTGATCGCGAAGTACCTCAAGACGATCGACCTGCTCATCCTCGACGAGACGCACCACGCGTCGGCGAAGACGTTCTACCGGCTGGTGTCGCGCATCGACGCGCCGTGGCGGTTCGGCATGTCGGGGACGCCGTTCGGCCTCGCGGACGGCAAGGGGCTTCTGGTGGAGGCGGCGTTCGGCCCGGTGGTCGAGCGCGTGACGAACGCCGAGCTCATCGAGCTCGGCGTGAACGCGAAGCCCACCATCCGCATGCTCGAGGTCTCCGGTCCGAAGCTCGATGCGAACCTCGACTGGCAGGGTGTGTACAAGGAGGGCATCGTGCTCAACGACGAGCGGAACCGGATGATCGCGCGCGAGGCCGCGGCGTTCGCGCGCAAGAAGTGGCCGACGCTCGTGCTCGTGCGCGAGCTGTGGCACGGCGACAAGATCGCCGAGCTGCTCCGGGAAGCGGAGATCCCGCACGCGTTCGTTCACGGGCAGATGCCGATCTCCGAGGTCGAGCGTCAGAAGGATCGGCTCGCCGACGGCAAGATCCTCGTGCTGATCGGCTCACCGATCCTTGGCGAGGGCGTCGACATCCCGGCCATCAGAGGGCTCGTCATCGGGGACGGAGGGCAGTCGGTCGCGAACGTGCTGCAGAAGCTCGGGCGCGGTCTCCGTCGCAAGGTCGGAGACAACCGGCTCGACGCTGTAGATTTCTGCGACTTGACCCACAAGTGGTTAGCGCAGCACAGTCAAGAGCGGTTGGCGCTATATGAGTCGGAAGGATTCCAGGTCACCTTACCGAGCATCGGCGCGCACGGTTCTGTGGACAAACCTGTGTGTTCTGTGGATAAGCAGACGCAGGAGACGTTCGTCGAGATCTGAAGCAGCGAATACTGGCAATCAAGCATCTTGACACTCGAGGCCGGTGTACGGTACTGACTCAGGGTGCCACCCGATCGCGCGCCCGCGACACAACCAGTTGCAGCGTGTGCTCCCGGGAGAGAGCGTCGGCGCGCGGTGGCCGAGGAGATCTGCGTGCTCTACTACGAGGCGGTCAGGGCCGAGGTGTCCGCCCTGACCAAGGGCGGGCGGCAACACAAGCCGTCTCGGGGCCTGCAGGACGTCGACGCGTCGACACGTCGAGCTTTCCGTAAGGCCGCGCGCATCGCGCTGGAGGAGGACGCCGACGCTCGCGAGTACGTCGTCGCTCAGTTCGCGATGTGGCGGTCGGCCTCGGCGTACCACAAGAAGTTCCTCCTCCCGAGTCCGCAGCAGATGGGTACGGAGGGCGCGCGGGTGCGCTACCTGCAATACAAAGCGTCGGGTGTGATCAGGCGGTCGCGCAAGGTCACGCTCGACGCCGAGCAGGACGACCACAAGCGGTGGTACGTCGAGGAGCGCCAGCTCAAGGGCATCGCCCGCGTCCAGCGCCTCGACCCCGCGGACGTGCTGGCGCAGCAGCCGGAGAGGTTCTCCCGCGCGTTCTTGGAGCGCAAGGGCGTGTGGGACGCGCTGCGAGACCTCTGGGAAGAGAGGACGACCAAGTGACGGCCGGCGCTGCGGCCAGGGTGTCTCCGTGGGCGGAGATCGAGCGCCGCCACGCCATGGCGTGGAGTCGCTGGCTGACAGCGGAGAGGTTGCTCGGCCCGCCTCCGAGGCCGCGCGGCTTGATCGTCGGGGAAGCTCCGGGACCTAACACGGACGCGCGGTTCCCGCTGTTCCCGCACCCGAGCAACTCCGCTGGTGCTCGGTTGTTGAAGTATTCCGGTGTCGAGCCGACGACCTGGCTGGGCAAGCTCGTGCGGGTGAACTTGTGTGACGGAGCGTGGTCGGCTCGCCGCGCGGCGGCGGGGCGCGCGCGCGTCCTCGCGTACCTGCTCGACGACGCTAACTTCTACGACGGAGAGCCGTTGCGCGTGCTGCTGCTCGGCGCCCGCGTCGCGCGGACGTGGTCCTGCTACGGATCGTTCGGGTACGTCGAGGAGCACCTGTACCAGGGCGGCGGCGTCAATGACAGGGTCATCCGCATGGCGTGGATCCCGCACCCGTCGGGTCGGTGCCGGCTCTACAACGATCGCCGGAACCAGCTGCGCGCTCGCCGCGCCGTGCTCTGGGCGCTCGGCGAGAGGAGCGCGCCTTGAGCGTCTACGTCGACAAGTCAGCCAACTTGTATAGGTCGGCGCGGGGTCGCCGGATGGTCATGTGCCACATGATCGCGGACACGCCGGACGAGCTCCACGCGATGGCGATCGCGGTCGGCCTGAAGCGCCGGTGGTTCCAGGCGTCGCCGCCGGCTAGCTTCCCGCACTACGATGTGTGCAGGAGCAAACGCGCGCTGGTCGTCTCTGCTGGCGCGATTGATTGTGACCGCAACGAGTTCGTCGCCGCGGTGCACCGCATCCGGGCATCTAAGGCTTTCCATTGAGGAAGAAAAGCGACCGGAGCGAGTTCGACGCTGGCGGTGCGGACGACGTCGTCCCGTCGTGGAAGATCGACTACGGGAAAGATTTCGAGAAGCGGATGCTCCGGGTGCTGTTCGCGGACCAGGAGTTCGCGACCACCGCCGGCGTCCACCTCAACCACCAGCTGTTCTCTACTCCGGCGCTGCGGTGGGTCGCGCAGAAGGTCGTCGGGCACGCGCGGGACAGCGGCGTCGGCATCAGCAAGGACGCGCTGCGCATCGAGATGGTCCGCGACGCCAAGGTCGGCAGGATCACCAGCAAGAACCTGGACGCGATCGAGGCGCTGGTCGACACCGTCGACCACACGGTCAAGGATCGGAGCTACGTCAAGGGTGAGCTGTTCAAGTTCATAAAGAACCAGGTCACCGACCGCGTGGTGCGCGCGTGCCTCGACCACCTGGACGCGCAGGACTTCGACGCGATCGACGGCGAGGTGCAGAAGATCCTGGACGTCCAGTCCGCGCTCGGAGGCGGGCTCGGGCACTTCTTCGTCCGCGACCGGCTGGTGCGCCGCGAGCGGCGACGGAAGTACGAGCCGAACGGGGTCAGCTCCGGGCTGTTCATGGACGAGCAGCTCAAGCCCAAGGGGGCCCCGCCGAAGTCGCTCGTCACCGTCGTAGCTCCGAGCGGCGTCGGTAAGAGCAACACGCTGATGTACATGTGTCGCTCCGCCGTTATCAACAGCAACGCGCCGTCTCTCTACGTCACAACTGAGTTGTCCGAGGAGGTCGTCAGCGACCGACTCGACGCGTCGTTCACGAGCGTCAGCATCAACATGCTCGAGAAGGAGCGCAAGAAGGTCAGCGCGAAGGTACGCAACCTCGGTTTGAAGCGCGGCGAGCTCCTCGTCGTCAAGGAGTTTCCGCCCGGGGTCCTCACCCCGGGAGGTCTGCGCGCCTACATCCGGCAGCTCGAGAGGGTCGGGTTCTACCCCAAGTCGATCTACATCGACTCGCCGGACGACATGGTGCCGGACCCGGCCGACCGCGGGCGCGACCGGGACGGGTACGAGGATTACGGCGCGGTGTACCGTGGCAACCGCCGGCTCAGCTACGAGGTCATGGCTCCCGTCCACGGAGCGTCTCAGACCCAGCGTGGCGCCCTTAACAAGGAGCACGTCGACTGGGACCAGATTGCTGACAGCGCCAAGAAGGTGATGGTGTCGGATGTGGTGCTCATCCTCCAACAGACGCGGGAGGAGTACGAGCAGAAGGTGGGGCGGTTCTACCTGGCGAAGAACAGGTTCGGCTCGGCGAAGCGGGAGTGGAAGGTGCGCCTGGATTGGGCGAAGATCGACATCCGCACCATCGGATGAGGAGGAAACAATGACGAGCAACCGGGTGTCAGTCGACCAAGAGGAATATTCTGCTCTCATGTCGCTCAAGGAGCGCTACGAGGACCGCGCGATCAGGATGGCTCAGGTCGCCAATCGAAATCATGACCTCCTAATGACGTGCGACGCCCAAGCTCGTCGCCTGGTCGAGGTCGACCTCATGGTGCAGAACTACGAGCGCATCAACGGGATGCAGCGCGCGCTCATCGACGCCATGCGCGCTGACCGGCCGCAGGTCGCTTCGATGGAGGAGCTCTCTGAGTTTTGGAGACAGTGGAACGTGACTACCAAGAATATGGTGGTGTCGAACCCGCAACAGCGTGAAGAGGTGTCGAAGCTGGAACCAGACCTATTCCGGTCGTGGTCTTCGTGGATCAGAGAAGTCCACAAGAATAAAGCGACGACAGCGGCGAACACCCGCGCAGACGTAGAAGCTAGGCAACCGAGCTCACAGAGCGAGCTGCAGAGTAACATCCTCGCCAGCCTGCGGGAGCAGAACGCGATGATGTCTTCTCGGGTGCGCGAGTTGGAGGTCGAGCTCGACGCGTACAAGAGCAGAAAAAAGGGATAGCGACGGTGCCGGTCAATTTCCTGGCGGTGGACCGGGCGTTCGACGCCGAGCGCTACGTGCTGGACATGCAGCCAGACGCCCAGCGCAGCGGCGGCAACCTGGTGGTGACGTGCCCGCGCTGCGAGAAGCCCAAGCTGTGGGTGCTCGTGGTGGACCGCGACGACGTGCGGGCCCCGGCGTGGCGGTGCTTTTCCAGCGAGTGCGGGGACGCTGGGCGGACGGCGCTGTCGCTGATCCGTCGGCTCGAGGACTGCGACACGTTCCACGCGTTCGAGCAGATCGCCAGGTACACCAAGGGCGGCCAGCCGCTCGTCAACCTGCGCAGGCTCGTGGAGGAGCGCCTGGCCGGCGACGTCGAGGTGTGGAGCGACGACGCCGCCACGGTCCCGCTGCCGGACGAGTTCATCCCGGTGCGCGCCGACCACCGCGGGTCAGACCTGCCGCCGTATTTCGGGGAGCGCGGTATCGGGGTCAAGAAGGCCGTCCGCTACGGGATCGGGTGGTGCGAGGCGGGGTACTTCCGGAACCGCCTCGTTGTCCCCGTCACCAGGGGAGACGAGGTTGCGTTCTTCGTTGCGCGCTACATGGCGTCCAAGCTGCCGATGTGCAAGGCGCCCAAGCTGCCGTGCACGAGGTGCGGCGGGAGCGACGAGCACAAGCGGTTGAAGAAGACCCTGTATCCGAAGGGCGCGAAGCCTGGGCGGCACCTCTTCAACTACGACCGGGCGCGGTACTGCCGGACGATCCGGATCGTCGAGGGTGCGCTAGACGCTGTCCACGTCGGCCGCTCGGCGGTGGCGACGTTTGGCACGAGCCTCAGCCAGTACCAGCTCGAGATGCTGATGCGGACCGCCGCGGAGGAGATCGTGATCATCTGGGACCGGGATCCCGGAGCCAAGGCCGGTGCGTCCGGTTACGAGAAGGCGCAGGAGCTCGCGACCCGGCTCGCGGACCTGTGGCGCGTGCGCGTCGTCGAGCTCCCGGACGCGCGCGACCCCGACGAGCTCACCCGCGAGGAGCTCAGCGACCTCGAGCGGTCAACTCCCGTGCTCGATGCGACCGGGGCCCGCAGGTCGTACGTGATCAGCAGGTTGGAGAGGCGCGCTGGGAGCTGACGGTCGCGGTAGGTGAGCGTTTCTGTTGACAGTGTCATCGCATAAGCTACCATCGCAGCGCGATGGTCGACAAGAAGACGAAGAAGATCGGGACCAACACAAAGGGACCTGACAAGAAGAAAGAAGACGAGATCATGGACCGCGCAACGTTGAAGGAGATCGCGACGAACGTGCAGGTCAAGGTGTTGAAGTCGGACAGCGACGCCGATCTCCAACGAAAGGTCAACGACGCGATCCAAAAACTGCCGTCGGGTGCCGTCTTGAAGCAGCTGGAGTCCATCGATCCAGTGAAGCTGACCACGGTGTTGAAACGTGACTGCATCGGGATATTCGTCGACTTCTCGGACGTCTCTTGCGTCAGGTGTGCTGACGCCAAGCAGTGCGTTCGCCAGTTCGTCGGTAACCTCCGCGACGGGATGAACGCAGTGAAAGACGCCGCCGCTGCTGACGAAGCTGAAGCGGCACCGAAGCTGAGCTCTCAGAGCAAGCTCACCCCGGTCACCCGGTACGACCCCAAGCGGGCGATGTGGGTCCGCGACGTCAAGAACCCGAACCCGAAGACCGACGACTACTACGACATGATCCAGCGCGTGCTCGTCACCCAGCCGGAGACCCTGGGGCAACTGCGCACCATCGTGGAGCAGGAGTTCGACCTCGACGGGGACGGCGACTTCATGAAGTTCGTCACCGCCCTCCGCGACCCGAAGGAGGGCGTCATAAAGCTTGATTGTGACTTGTCCGAGCAGGACAAGAGCGCGCTTAGGGAAGCTGGATACGACGTTTGATCCGTAACTGAAACATCAACGAGAAAGTGAAAACACATGGCGAAGAGTTTGTTCGTGTTGACCGTACCGACCACCATCACCGTCGCAATCGAAGCATCAGATGAGAAGGACGCTGTCGAGAAAGCCAAGACAGCTATCAAGTCGGTGCTCGGGACGTCGTTCGGTGTGATCAGCATCGTCGGAGATCCGAAGGTCATGCCGGTGACATCCGCTAAGTCATCCAAGAAGGATGACGACGAGGAAGAGGAGGACGACGAGGAAGAGGAGGACGACGATGAAGAGGAGGACGACGAGGAAGAGGAGGACGACGAAGAAGAGGAGGACGACGAGGAAGATGAACCAAAGAAGTCTGATAAGAAGTCGGACAAGAAGCCCGATAAGAAGTCGGACAAGAAGCCCGAAGGCAAGAAGATCAAGATCAAGCTCAAGGGATAACTGTGAGTGACCGGCCGCCGACCCAATTCGCCGAGACGCCGAAGCAAGCTCGGCGTCTCATGGACGAGCTCTACAGGGAAGCTTACCTGCGTGGGAGGGTAACCGCGGTCGACACCGAGTTCGTCCCCGTCACGCACGAGCCGGTCCTGCTGTCCTACTCCTGGGGCAGCGGGATCCGGCGCGTCGTGCGCGCCGAGCTGGTCAAGGAGTTCTTCGGGGACTGGCTGACCGACCGCCAGTCCAAGATCGCCTACCAGAACTACAAGGAGGACGTCGAGACCATGGAGGCGATCGGGCTGCCGCGGAGCGGCCTCGTCGACTCGTTCTACGCCGACGTCATGATCATGGGCGTCCTCCGCGACGAGACTCTCCTGAAGCACGGCCTCAAGGCTCAGATGTTCCACTGGCTGAAGTGGTTCCGCCGCGAGTACGGGCAGCTGTTCTGTTACGTGCCGCTCGGCAAGAAGAAGGCGATCGTCATGGACCCTCGGCAGGTCATGGACGACCTCCCGCCGGACGCCGTGACCAACGCGGTGGTGAAGTGGGGCGGGTCGAAGGGTGACCACAAGACAGGCGAGATGACCCGGGACGCGTGGCGCCAGCTGATGGTCGACTACGCCGGCGACGACGCGGAGGGCACGCAGGTCCTGGCGGTGAAGCACCGCCGGTACCTGAAGCAGACCGGGTACTGGGACGCGTACGTCGCGGTCGACAGGCCGTTCACGCTCACGCTGATGCAGTGCGAGGACGCGGGCGCCTTCATCGACCAGCCGATCCTGCGCAAGATCCTCCGCAAGCAGGAGATCCGCATCATACGCGCGCAGCACTGCTTCCGCGCCGCCGCCGGGAACCCGAGCTTGAACCTGCGGTCCGGGCCGCAGATGAAGAAGCTGCTGTTCGACGAGTGGGGTTGGCCAGAGCACCCGTCGGTGGAGACCGACAGCGGCGGGCTGTCGATGGACAAGGAGGTGCTCCAGTGGTGGTTGAAAGAGCACAAGCTCCAGATGGCAGAGGTGAAGTTGGCGTTCAACAACGCCAGCACGATGAAGGGCACGTTCTTGCTCGGGATCCTGAACGGGTTGAGCGACGATGGTCGGCTGCGCTCAGACCTTAACCAGATAGGAGCCAAGACGTCTGGCAGGATCAGTTCAAGAAAATTTGACGTTTTGAAAGAGAAGACCAAGACGCTCAAGTCTGGAGTAGTCAAGACTTGGATCGAGAAGAAGAAGGCCGGAGCGAACCTGCAGAATATCCCAGCTCGTAAGGAGAAGGATCCCGACGGCATCCGCGGGGCGTTTCGAGCCCCGTACGTCGGGGAGGTCACCGCGTGGGGCGACGCGGCGACGGAGCCCCACAAGCTGCTCGTGGCCGACTACAGCGGCTTCCACCTGGTGCTCGTCATCCATTTCTGCGCGAAGTTGACCAACGAGTCGGCGATGCTCGAGATCATGAGGAAGTACAAGACGCCGAGCGCCGTGCACGTGTACACGACGATCGAGATGTTCAAGCACGCGAAGCCGCACAGGTGCGACGCGTCGACCTGCAAGGACAAGACCGGGAACTGGAAGAAGCACCACGGAGAGGGCAAGCTGTACTCGCTCAAGGAATTCACCATGGACGACTGGGCCATGGTGAAGCCGCTGTTCCCCGACCAGTACACCTACGCCAAGAACTGTGTTACGGGCGAGACGATGATCCTGACCGAGCGCGGGTACAGGAGGATCGACGAGCTATGCGCCGGAGCGCCCATCGGGCGGTCGAAGCCAGCGACCCCGATCCGCATCGTGACGCGCGACGGTCTGCGCGAGGTCGCCGACCTGTACCGAGGCGGGTCGCAGCCAGTGAAGAAGGTGACGACCGAGCTCGGGTTCGCGGTGCGGGCGAACGACTCGCACGACATGCCGGTGGTGCGCGGCGGCAAGATCGAGATGGTGAAGGTCGCTGATATGGTGGTAGGTGACCTCTGCGTGATCAAGTTCGGGAGCGACGTCCACGGACAGTCGAGACAGGTCCCGCAGATGGTGCAGGGCGGCGCGACCAGCTACAAACCGATCGACCTGCCTCGGGAGCTGACGCCGGAGGTCGCCCGTTTGCTTGGCTACTACGTATCCGAGGGCTACTCGGTGAAGTCGAACACGACGTACTACACGTCGTTCGGATTCGGGCCTGGGGACGACGACATGGTGATCGACGTGGAGCGGTGCCTGCGATCGGTTGTCGGGTCGCGCCTGAGGGCAGCCGAGGAGGGACCAGCTCGCAGGCTCTACGTCACCAGCAAGGACCTGTACGAGTGGTGGAGGTTCCTCGGGTGCGGGGAGTCGTCCGAGGACAAGCAGATCCCTCCGTGCGTGCTGTCAGCTCCGTGGGACGTCAAGCGCGAGTTCCTGCGCGCGTACTTCGCCGGCGACGGCAGCGCCCACAACGGAGTCGTCAAGGCGACGAGCAAGTCGGAGCTCCTCATCCGCCAGCTTCAGGGGGAGCTGATCAACGTCGGGATCGCATGCAGCGTGGTGTCAGGCGAGATCGTCGACTACGGCGTGTTCTGGTCCTTGCAAATCGCGGCAGCTCGATATGTCCAGCGGTTCGCTCAGTACGTCGGGTTCGCGTCGGAGCGCAAGCAGCAATCGGTGAGCTCGGTGTCGCGCTCCATCGACCACTCTACACTCAGGCTAGAAGGCTTCGAGGGTGAGCACCAGACGTTCTACGACCGCGCCGTCGGAGACCTCCGTCAGCGCGTCGGGCAGTGCATCCGAGGGACCTGTCGGTTCGGCGAGAACATCGTCAGGAGATTGGACCAGGTGGAGGCGCTCTCCGGAACCGAGGTCGAGAAGATGGTCGACGACGGATTATGGACGGTGCGCGTGACGTCGATCGAGCCGGACGGAGAGGCCGAGGTGTTCGACCTCTACGAGCCGGTGCACAAGATGATGGTCGCCAGCGGTCTATTGGTTGGTGACACCAACTTCGCCCTCATCTTCCTCGGGTCGCCGTGGACGCTCGCCTACAACACGGGGCGTGACGCGAACAACGAGGCGGAGCTCGAGGAGTGCAAGCGCCACTACGACGACTGGTACGCGCTGTACCCGGAGGTCGCGCTGTACCAGCGCCACATGGTCGACCACGCGTACGAGCACGGGTGGGTCCCCACGATCGGTGGGCGCCGCGGCCACGTGCGCCGGATGCTCGAGGGGTGCGACATCAACGGTAAGTACATCCACGACGACGACAAGCGCAAGAAGATGATCAAGCACGGGGAGAGGGTGGCGACCAACATCCCCGCACAAGGGAGCGAAGCGGACATCGTCAAGATGGCGCTCAACCTGATCCGGACCAGCAAGCCGATGCGGGAGATGCGGGTAGCTCCGCTGTTCCCGGTGCACGACGAGGTCGTGTGCGAGGGTCCGGCGCGCACCGCGGAGGCGGGGCTCGCGGAGCAGATCCGACTCATGAAGGAGCCGTACCGCGACCAGATGGAGGTCGAGCTTGCAGTAGAGGGAGGAATCGGAGATAACTGGATATCGGCCAAGCCGTAGATGAATAGAGGCAAGTTGACAATGAGACCAGAAGAGTGGATATGCGCGGCTCTTTCAGTAGGAGCGGCGGAGGACAACTTCACGGTCATCGGAGTCGAGGGGCTCGGTAAGAACCGCGGGTCGCGCGTCAGGGTCCTGCATAAGGTGACCGGCGCCGTGTGGGTGTTCACGTGCAGAGTAGAGAGAGAAGGCGCGTGAAGTTCTGGGGATGCATGTAGAGATGGTGAATTATGACAGCGCATCGTAGCAAGCCAACCATCACACCGGAACGCATCGCGTGGTTCCGCTCCTATAAGGATCGGAACCCGGAGTGGGGCGTGTTCCACGTATCGCTGGCGGACCACAACTACGACCGTGGAGCATCCGAGTTCAAGATGCATGTGGGGTCGGACTGCACGATCTGGGACCTGCCTCGCAGTGAGTGGTCGGCGGACGAGCGCGACGCGGCCGACTGGTTCGACAAGTTGACGCCGTCGCAGCGCAGGCGGCTCGCGCGGAAGGCATCGTCGTGAAGTTTTGGGAGCGCCGCGAGGTCGGGCCGATCGACGCGGTCCACCCGATGACGAAGAAGCTCATCAAGGTGTACCCGCAGAGGGACGCGCGCATCAGCCACGACCTCGACGCGGAGCTGCGCCGCATGCCGGGGCTCCTGTCGTGGTGGATGGCTCTCCGGGACGAGGCCGAGAGGCACGTCAAGGAGATGCGCCACGCGGAGCACAACGTCGACGAGGACCTCTACGAGGAGTACCGCGGTAAAGCGGTCAAGGCCGCCACCGAGACCTCGATTAAGATGGCCGTCAAGCGGGACCCAAGGATGCGCCGCGCGTTCCGCGCGCGCATGGACGCGGAGGACATGCACAGGCGGCTGAAGTCCTCGGTCGAGGCGATCATGGAGAAGCGCTGGAGCCTGCAGGGGCTCGTGAAGAACGCCGCGCAGGAGCGCGGAGTGAAGGACCACGCATGAGGGAAGACTCGAGAGCGTACGAGAGCGGACCGAATGGCAACCGTCTGCACTTCCACGACGGAGGCACGTGCCACGGCAGCTCCTCGTTGAGCGAGTGCGCCGAGCAGGCGATCTCCAACGCGTGGGTCGGCAAGATCCTCGAAGTCGAGGACCGCTACAGAGACGGCACAGTTGTCAAGTGCTACAGCTTGATTGCCGGAGCCTTCGATCATCACGGCAAGCGCGGAAGGTACGTTGCCGATGTGAAGATGGTGGTGGTGCCAATCGAGATGGAAACTTGAACACAAAAACTTGAACTCGGGAGCCTGAACCAAATGAAGAGTGACAAGAACAAGAAGACGAAGAAGTCCAACGACGATCTCGACGAGATGCGGGAAGCGTTCCGACGCCACAACGAGCGCGCCAACGGGGGCGGCGGTGGAGGGAAAAACGACTACATCAAGCTGGCGGACGGCAAGAACTGGCTGTTCATCTTGCCGAGGCCAGGAGAGCGGAAGTTCTACACCGAGGGTTGGACGCACTTCAACGTCGGGCCGAACAACCGGGCGATCCGGTGCATCGACGAGGCGCACATCAACCTCGAGAGAGGGCTCCCCGAGAGCGGGACGCGCTGTCCGCTTTGTAAGAAGTTCCTACGCGAGCAAGCTCGCGTGAACAGCGAGTACGAGAAGGGCGACGCGGACGGTCAAGCCGAGTGGAAGCGCGCCAAGGACAAGTGGTGCGCGCGTCACCAATACTACTCCAACACGCTTCGCGAAGACGACGAGGGTGACTTCGAGGTCAAGATCCTCGCGTACGGACCTCAGATCTGGGGTCAGCTGATGAACTACTACGTCGGAGACGACACCGACGTCGGAGACTTCACCAACCCGGAGTCCGGGACGTGGTTGAACATCAAGAAGGACAACAAGGGCGGCGGAAACTCTAAACGACGACGCAACGTGGAGTACAAGGTGTTCCCGGTCGACGGTCCCGGCATCAATGATGCATGGGGCGCGATCAAGGACGCGCTCCACGACCTCGACGGAGCGGCGGGCAAGGTCATCTCCTCCGACGAGATGATCGCGATCATGAAGGGCGTCGACGCCGACAAGGATTCTGACGACGACGTCAGCGACAGCCGGAGCAAGCGTATCAAGCGGCGTGACGATGACGATGACGATGACGATGACGGTGACGATGACGGTGACGATGACGGTGACGATCGTCCCGTGAAATCTAAGCTCGGGAGCAAGATCAAGAAGCACCGTCGCGACGACAGGTCGTGACGATGTCGAAGATGAGCAAGGATGCGAGAGCTGACATGGTGCGCGAGATGCGCGCGCGGCACAGCTCTCGCGCGAGCGTGCGACCCGCCGCACCGACCCCAGTGCAGGACAAGGCGTTCGGCAAGTTGTCGCTGGCGCTGTCGAAGAAGTACAAAGGAGAGGTCTTCACCACGATCGCTAACGGGACGCGCGCGTCGAGCATCGACGCCGTCCCGTCCGGGTGGCGGGAGCTCGACGACCTGGTCACCGGGGAGACGGATCGGGACGCCAAGACGGTGGCCGGGTCCGGTCTGGGGTGGCCGCGCGGCCGGATCATCGAGATATTCGGGGACGAAGGTGTTGGAAAAACCTCCCTCGCGCTCCACATCATCGTCGCCGTCCAGGGACAGGGTGAGCGCTGCGCGTTCGTGGACGCCGAGCACGCGCTCGACGTGTCGTACGCGGCCAAGCTGGGCGTCGACCTGGCCAAGCTCGTGCTCAACCAGCCCGACCGCGGCGGCGAGCAGGCCCTCGACATCGTCACATCGCTGTGTGAGAGCAAGCTGTTCGGGTGCGTGGTGGTCGACTCGGTGGCCGCGCTCACGCCGCTCGCCGAGCTCGAGCTGGACCTGGAGGACAGCGCGCAGCCCGGAGGTCACGCGCGCCTGATGTCGCGGGCGCTGCGCAAGCTGGCGTCGATCGTGAGGAAGACGGGGACGATCCTCGTCTTCCTCAATCAGACCAGGATGAAGATCGGGATCAAGTACGGCAACCCGAAGACCACCACCGGAGGGAACGCGCTCAAGTTCTACGCGAGCGTGCGCTTCGAGATGGTCGTGGTGAAGACCAAGAAGAGGGGCGACCGCGTCCAGTTCCGCCGGACCAGGATCCGGGCGGTCAAGAACAAGGTCGCGCCGCCGTTCCGCGACGTGTTCGCCGATGTCTACCCGAACAGAGGGATTGTGGACGTCCACGGCGACCCGGACCTCGGTGAGGGTTCAGATGATGACTGAGTACGAGCCGCGTCCGGAGTTCCTGTCCAGGTTGGAGGCGTCGACCGCGCGGCGTAACGACTTCGTCCTATACTGCAGGTCGTGCGAGTGGGTCGGGGAGACGAACGCGGCGCACGCGAGGTCGAGCGTGTGTCCGGAATGCAGAGACTACTCCGTCAGGATTTGGCAACACACAGTTAGGAGATGAACCAATGAGGATGCTTACCGTAACGGACAGCGACATCATCGAGGCGGTCGGGTTCAACCCGACCGACAAGGACAAGTGGCTAGGGACGCTCGGCGTCGTGTTCAAGTCATCTGCGAGCGATGTCTACCTGTACGAAGGCGTCAGATACGAGGTCTACGTCAACCTGACTTCGGCGGACAGCATCGGCAAGTCGTTCCACGAGCTGTTCAGGAAAACGAAGTATCCGTTCACCAAGAGCGCGAGACCGACGCTCAACAAGTGAACATTTAGGTTGACGACGTCACCAAACTCCAACTAGAGTTAGCAACATGAGATTGATTGGTTACTTGGTCATGTGTGTAGCGGTCGGCTGCGCGTCGCCGCCCACGTCCCGCGCATCGCAACGGTCGACCGCGGCGTGCACCTCCGCCAGGAGCTTCGGCGCGATCCCGGACGACGGCGAGGACGACCGGGTCGCCCTGCAGGCGGCGCTGGACGCGTGCGCCGGGGCCGTGGTCGACCTCGAGCCTGGGGTCTACCGCGTGGTCACGCCGGCGCGCCCCGCTGGCCGCCCGCTGGCGATGCTGAGCCTGCCCGACGGCACGTCCCTGGAGGGCAGGAGCGCGGCGTCCACGACGATCGAGTTCTCCGGCGACAACGGGAAGCTCGACTGGCGAGGGTTCCAGCTCGCCAGCGGGACCGCGCTGCGGCGTCTGAAGCTGGTCAGCTCGTTCGTCGCTGGGTCCACCGTGGAGCAGACCCACGTCGCCAGGGTGGACGGTCCAGCCCGCGGCGTCCACCTGCAGGACGTCGAGTGCACCCACCCGCAGAACGGGAGCAAGAGCGGGGATTGCTTCCAGGTGGTCGGGTACCCCCCGGACCAGCTGGTCTGGGACGTCGAGGTCGACCACGTCGACGTCAAGAACGCGGGGAGGTCTGGAGTGGCGATCCACTCCGGGCTGCGCGGCACCCTACGACCCGACGGCCACTGGACGTCGCGCATCCACGACAACCACTTCCGCGACGTCAGCGACCAGCCGGTCGACGGCGAGGGGTCGGGCGGCATCGACGGGCTGGAGATCGACCACAACGTGTTCGACTACCCGGCGAACATCGAGGGCTCGGCGTCAATCCAGATCCAGTCGAGCTCGCGCGTCTTCATCCACGACAACGTGATGAACGGCCGCGGGGTCGACCTCTACGGGTGCGGCGGCTGCGTCCTCGAGCACAACAGGATCGACCAGACGGCGCCGGGGTTTCCCGCCGTCCAGCTTAGGAAGCAGGGGAGCGGCGTCAAGTTCGTCGACGAGTCGTACAGCCGGTCCCAGAGCTCCGGGACCGGCGCGGTCGTGGTCGTGGCTCAGAAGTTGAGCGCGCCGGACAACGTCGCGTTCGACCACGTCACGTTCGTCCAGCGCACGCCGGCTCCGGTGATCTCGACGATCGGGATCGCCGGGGTCGACGTCCTCAACAGCACGTTGGTTTACGACGGGACCGGGTACATGCCGGGGATGCGGGTCGACGCGCTGTCGTTCTCCGGGTCGGGTGCGAGCGTGAACCCGTCGTGCACCGACAACCAGGTACCGAGCGACAACCCCGGCGTGAGGACGACCAGGATCCGCGTCCGGGACAACGCGGTCTTCGGTCCGTACAGGTCCGTGGTCGTCGTGAGCGGGTCGTACTGCGGGACCGGGTCGCTGGAGGTGACCCGCAACGTCGCGACGGGACCGCTGCAGGGTCTGCGCTGCGAGGGAGCCGCGGTCGGGTCCGGGATCACGGGACCCGTGGTCGCCAAGGACAACAGCATCCCCGCCAGCTCCTGCGCGATGTGACCATGCGGTGGCCGACTATGAAAGACATCGTGCTGAGCGCGAAGCACCTCCCGAAGGTCACGATTGGCGCGTCAGTGTCGTTCGACACCGGGCGGCCGATCGTCGAGTTCCGGTGCGGGGACTACGACGAGTCGTCCCTCACCCCGGCGGAAGCTCGCAGGATGGCGAGGGCTTTGGTGAAGGCCGCGGAGTGCTGCGACAAGAAGTCGGCGAGCACGAAGGGTCGCTGATGAAGATCGCGATCTTCAGCGACCTGCACGTCCACGCGTGGTCGGAACACTCTCGGGACGACGCCGGCACCCCGAGCCGGCTCCACCATTGCGTGTCCGTGCTGCGTAGTGTGCGCGAGCGCTGTGTCGAGCAGGAGATCCCGGTGGTCTTGTTCGGCGGCGACCTCTTCCACAAGCGCGGCGTGCTCTACACGCTCCCGTACAACCTGGTCGTTGAGGAGCTAGCCGAGTGGCGCCGCGCCGGCTTGCGGCTCCTCGCGAACGTTGGCAACCACGACGCGGCGGACCGCCACGGCAAGGTCCACGCGCTCCAGGCGATCGAGAGCGCCGGCCTGCTCCAGTCGGTTCCCGGCCGCCTCGACGGGTGGGCAAACTGGCTCATGGCAGATGAAGATGGCGGCGGGCCAGATGTCGTGGTCACGGCGGTCGCCTACTGTCCAGGGGCCGACGAGCTCAGGCGGAGGGCCGACGCTGCGATCACGGCCCGACCAGACGGGAC